GAGACAGGTCGCCGTGAGGGTGGTACATGGACACCGTGACGCCGGTGTAGTACGCCGCCTTCTTGAAGCCGCTGATGTTCTCCTTGTGGAAGGTGTACAGGATGCGGCGGTTGACAGGGGTCAGCCCGTCTTCGAGAGAAGGGATTGCGCGGGAGATGAGGACCGATGCGCCATAGATGGAGTAGGCTTCCGAGAAAGCTTCTTCGATCGGACGGTCGATGATGACTTCAGCCATGTTTGCCTTTCGTTTTGAAATTGGTGTCGCCCTTAGGGCTTTTTGTGAATTAGCCGTTGCAGACTAGATTGCTGTTCGGCCATGACTAAGATGGAATTTTTGCACGTTCTTAGCGTGAATCGGCACCACCGGCTCGTGACCGGGTAGGCAGATTTCCCTTACGCAATCGGCGGCGGTCGTCGTCGTTCGCGTCGTCTTCGGATTCTGTGTGACTCTTCATGGAACTCTCCTAATGAGGACACCAGCATAATATATTCATAAACACAAGGATGAAAAAAGACCGAAACTAATATATAACTAAACCATTCGGGTGCTATCATGCCTGTGTTTCTTACCGAAAGAGAAAGAAGAGAGAAGAGCAAGCCGGTCAGACACCGGATAGAGGTTCTGGTGATGAAGGGCGGGAAAGTGCTCGTCGCCAAGTACCTCCGCCGAACCACCGGAGACGAGTTCTACTCTCTCCCCGGAGGAGGGATCGAGCACGGAGAGACCGAAGAGCAGGCAATCCGAAGAGAGCTGTTGGAGGAGATCGGCGTCAAGGTCAGATCCATCAGGGATCTCAACGTGATGACCACATCCCCTCCACCGTACTTCATCCCCAACTACAGATACAGTAAGGTCGTGACGTCGTGGTTCAGCGCAATCTACGACGGAGAAGACCTGTCCCGCTTCAACACGGCCAACGACGGGAGCACTGAGCGCCTGTGGCTCGACAAGAAGGACGCACTCCTCTATGTCAATGACAGTCTCTACGCCGAGGGCGCGATACGCGCAATCAACCGAGCGATGCAATGAAAAAAAAAAGAGGTCGTATGGGAAATCCCCATACGACCTCTTCATGCCGCTCAGAGCGCGGCAAGCTCTTGTCTCAACGAACTTATACCTCCGTGGACGTACCTGAGCGTGACTCCGTCGCTCATGTACTCCTTGAGGGTCTCTTGCGAGTTGTGAGAGATCCACTTCGTCATCAGAACGATGACGTCAGAGATCTTCGCCACCTTCTGTAGGCGGGCTGACCTGCAATCGCTCGACTCTACGTTCAATTCGAGCTTCTCACCGAACTCCTTCTCTATCATCTGTGCGTCCCGACCCTTACACAAGCCGATGATCGAGACGCGGGGTTTGCGGACGGGCTTTTCCATGAGGGTTGGCCGAGTTGCCCCGGCCAGTATCCATCAGTAGCTCAGCTCTTCACGATCGAGACCGTCGAAGATCTCGTTCATGAATTCCTTGCGGAAGTCGACGCGGTTAGATGACATGAAGTTCGTTACGACAGTCTTTGCATCGGCCAGATCGTCCACTCCGATGCGGACCAGCTCGCGGTTGTCGGGGCTGAGGGTGGTGTCCCAGAGTTCTTGAGAGTTCGCCTCGCCGAGTCCCTTGAAGCGAAGCACGGAGTACTGCTTGTTGAGCTGGCTGTTGATAGCCGCCATCCGACCGTAGATCGTGCTGGACGCAATATCCTTGCCGTCAACGCGGTGGATCTCGACTGTCGTGGCCAGATCGACGTAGCTGCCCTCGTGCAGCCCGACGAGACTGCCGTAGAACTCTTCGGCGTTCTCGTTCACCACGGCGAGGAAGGTCTCCTCTGCGGTGTCGGAGTCTCGGTGGAAGCCGACGATGGAGATCTTGTCGTCGTCCACGTCCATCTTCACCTTCTTCTTGTCAAAGCCGAATTCGTAGGTCTCGTTGTCGAAGTTCTTCAGGAACGCCAGCTCGTAGATGTGCGGGTCCACACGGTACTTGCCAGCCGCCTGCTCCACCTCACGGCAGTACTGGCGGAGCCGACCGAACAGCTTGCGCTTCACCTTAGAGGAGGTCACTTCCTTCCCGTCCACGAAGAACTTGAACGTCTTCTCGGCCTCTGCGAGGAAGAAGGCGTCGAGGTCGGCGGTGGTCTTCAGGTAGATCGGCTTCCGTCCGGCTGCGGTGACGCGGTAGAGCGGCGCTTGAGCGAAGTAGAGCTTCCCAGCTTGTACCAGCGGCTCGAAGAGCTCCAGATAGTTAGTCAGCATCAGGAGCTTGATGTGGTGTCCGTCGTCGTCGGCGTCGGCGGCGATGATCACCTTGTCGAACTTGCACTTCTCAGAGTCGATGGCTTCCTTGACGCCGCAACGCATCACGGAGATCAGGTCTGCCAGCTCCTTATTCTTGTAGATCTTCTCAATGTCAAGACCGAGCGAGTTCAGGGGTTTGCCCTTCAGCTCGTACACGGCCTGGAAGTTCTTGTCACGACCGTCACAGATGGTGCCTGCTGCAGACGAACCCTCGACGATCCACAGCTCTGCCACGGACGGGTCATCCTTCAGGCAGTCGGAGAACTTGCTGATGCTGTTCAGGGAACTCAGGAAACCACCGGCTTCCTTCTTCACCGTGTCGAGCGCCCGCTTCGAGGCGATGCGAGCCTTGGCGGTCAGAGCAAAACGCTCCGCCAGACGCTTCATCTCCTTGGCGTTCTTATCCAGCCACTCGCGGATACCCTTGGAAGCCACGGCGAACACGCATCCGTTGACCTCGTTGTTGGTCAGCTTCTGCTTGGTCTGGGTGGCGTACTTCGGGTTCAGGACGAACACGGATACGATGGCCGAGAGGCCGTTGTACATGTCGTCGTTCTCGATGGCCTCCTTGCAGAGCTTGTTGGTCTTGACGTAGTCCGTGAAGTACTGGCTCACGGTGCGCTTGAAGCCGGTGACGTGGACACCACCCTCGCTAGTGCGGATCGTGTTGGTGAAGGAGTGGATGTCCTCGTCGCGGAAGTCGGTCGTCCAAGTGAAGGAGATCTCCACCTTGACATCCTTGTCGATGCCGCTGATCGTGATGGGCTTGACGATCTGCTTCTTCGGGTCTACGAACTCCTTGATGAACTCCTCGGTGCCGTGCTCGAACTTCCAGCGGTGGAGCTCGGACGATGCCGCCAGCGACTCCTTGTAGGTGATCTCCAGACCGTTGTTGAGGTAGGCGGTCTCGCGGAGGAGCTTGATCACCTCGTCGTTGGCGACGTAGGACTCGAACAGCGTCTCATCCAGAGCGAAGTTCACGCTGGTCCCGGACTTGTAACCCTTGACCGGCTTGGCGTTGTTGTCCACCTTGACAGTCTTCTTCAGGCCCTCGTTGAACTCGATGCGGCCCTCGGACTTATCACGTCGGGAGGTGACGATGAACTTGCTGGAGACGGCATTCACGCAGGACGCACCAACGCCATTCAGGCCGGTGGTGTACTCGGTCTTGTTCGCGTCGAAGTTGCGACCAGAGTGTAGCTCACCGAAGATCACCTCAAGAGCGTTCTTGCCAGATTCGTGGCGCTGAAAGGGAACACCGCGACCGTTGTCGGCGACGATGAACTCGTTTTCAGACACCCGAACTACGTTGATCATAGTGCAGTAACCGCGAAGGAACTCGTCCACAGAATTGTTGACGATCTCGCGGAGGCAGGTCAGGGAGCCGTACTCATCCAGATTCGACAAGTAAATTTGAGGCCGTTTCCGGACGCACTCTGGAAACGGTAATTGTTTAATCGAGTCTGCATCATACGTCTCGTTCTTTTTGACTTTCGCGTTCATTTTCTTCCTTTCACAAATTGGTCGATTACTTCTCGGATCCTTGTCATGTGATCCTCAGTGTAGTCTATCCGGATTAACGTTATGCCGTTTTCTTGGCAAAACGCGTTCTTGATGGAATCTCTTTTAAGCTGGTCTTGCTGAGACTCTCTCCAGACAGAATTATTGGAAGCAAATTTCATTGGATCATGTTGACTCCCGTCATACTCAACTAAAATGAATTCATTGCCACCGGTATGTATTCCGAAATCGAATGCTAATGGTTTTTTATTTCTACATTCATCAAATTTCACTTCTTCTTCAAAGTGTATTCCTTCCTTCAATAGAAAGTCTTTAATTTGAAGATGAGCTTTGGAGTGTTTTCGCAAAGAATTGCATTTAGGACAACGATCACCACATATGAATCGCATTGGTTTTACGTTGTACTCATGACTTTTACAGGTCTCACTGTTATGACGGATCAGTATTGGAGTAGCGTTGTTGACGTACTCACCAAGTACTTCGTACTCTCCGCCAGTCATGTTGCTGACTTCTTTAGCAAACACAAAGGTTGTTTTCTTTTGCCTCTTTGAGCAGATGGGACAAGTTCTTCCTGCGAGTATCTTTACCGGAGCAACTAGGTATGTGTGGCTGGAACCGTTTTCGTCCGTGTGTTCGACTTCAACTTTTTCTTTGTTATTCACATACCTTCCTATTACCCTGTAAGACTCTCCATGTAGATCTGAAACTTGCTGTACGAAATCCGAGTGTGTCTTCTTTGGAGTGCCAAAGCATTTAGGACAACGGTCTCCTCTCAGAAATCGTTTAAACGATGTACTAAAGACGTTTCCGCACACCGGATGAAACACTGAAAGTGTATCCACCGCACGGATATACTCTGAGCTTTTCAACTCATAGCCTTCCTGTGCTATGTAAATTCGCACTTCATCTAAAGTGTGCGGTTTCTTCCCCATTTCTTCCTTTCACTTGCAAAGCAATTTCTTGCGGTGGTCGTCGATGTCTCGGGAGAACCACTTGACGATCGACAGCATTTCCTTGAACGTGTTCTCCGACACCTCCTTGAAGGAGCTGCACTGCACCGATGGACTAGACCCATCACAGTAGAACACGTCATCCTCTTGGACGGTCCTGTGACCGTACCACTTAGATAATATATCGTCGATCACCGTTTGGAGGAATTCCTCCGCCTCCTCCGTCTCGCAGGAGATCCGGACGATGATCGTGACGTTGCTGCTCGACTCGCCGTGACCTTCGATGAGGGAGACGGCGTAGTGCTTGCGGATCTTCATTCCATTAGCCTCGCTTTCCTCACCTCGTCGATGTCGTATATCTCAGTGTACATGAAACCCTTGAGGTCGTCGAACGTACTCTCCAGAATCTCCTTCTTGTTTTTCAGGTACACGAAGTAGGAGTCGTCGGACTTGCAGAACGAGTCTCCGTCCCGGTAGGTGCCGTCGCCGTACCAGTCTGACATGGTTCCATCGATCATCTCGTCGAGGAACTGTTCGGCCTCGAAGTCCTCGCAGGTCAGGTGGAAGAGCCGGAAGAGGCTCTCCTCGATGTCTCCGTGCGCCTCGGTGAACTTCACCGCGAAGTAGCGATCACGTTTCATTTGGGTGCTCCCAGAGAGGGACAAAGAGCTTCTTACCTTCCAGCGGAGTTATCGCGTTCAGCATCTTGAACGTGAACTCGGCGTAGAAGAATGGGTGGAAGTGGCCAAGACGCAGCATGACATCTGGGTCCGTACATCGCCCGACTTGGATGCTGGCGTCCAAGACGAGACGCTTGTTCTTCAGCGTGATCAGCTCGGTGCTGATCTTGTGGAGCATAGAAGCCGTCTCCATCTTGCTGGTCGTCAGCCCGTTCATCTGCTCGAATATGATCTTCCCGATCAGCTTGGCATAGATGAAGTCGATGTCCTCCTCGTGGACACGGTTTTTGTTGACGCGTATGATTTTGACGTAGTTCTCCAACACGGCTGTCAAGTCGCACAGCGGTGGACTGAAGTTAGGTCTCTCCATTTCGTTTCCTTTCGTGAACTTTCTTACTGCTGTTGAGTTAGCCCCCTCGCGCGAATAATACTTATATTCTTTTATATTATATATAAGGGAACTTCGTTTCACCCTTACAAAAAAAGTGAGGGATCATGTAGAACGATCCCTCACGCGAATCACAAGGACTCGCAGTACTTCGGAAGAGCGATGCCGTAAAGATCTTCAGCCATCGTGATGATGAGGTTGAGCTTCAACCAACTCACTCTGCCTCCCTGGATGAGCTTGTCATCCTTGATCACAGACTCCATGAAAGCAGTCATACCGTGAAGTTCCTCCAGAGCCTTGTACGCCTGATCCGGGTCTCGACAGGTCTTCTCCTCCATCTCTCGCTCGATCATGGAGTAGAAGTTGTCTAGGACGTCGTACTGGCTCTCAAGCTCGGAAAGAACCATGTCGAGGTTCTTTCGGTTGTTCCCAACCATCAAGTCGAGACTACCGAAGCCCATCTTGCCGACGATCCCTCTCTGGCTCTTCAGCGCATCCACGTACTTTTGGATGTCCTGATCTAGCTTCTGGAGATGCATCACTTGTCCTCCGGGATGTAAACCACCACGTCTCCAAACGGGAACTTCTCCGGGTCGAGACAACCCTTCGGAGTCACCCAGATCACGTCGAAGTCCGGAGGCACTTCGGGGAATGCTCCCCATCCATCCGTGCAGTACACCATCACCTTGACGTCCGGCTTGTTCTCCTGTACCCACCGGATTGCCGGGATGAACGAGGTGCCTCCGCCTCCGGTACCCTTCGGGATGTTGTCTTGGAAGGACTCGCCAAAGGAGTAGTTGTACACGGCATCCACGTTGCAGTCGGCCTCGATCAGGGTGAGGTCGTAGCTGTCGAAAGCCTCGAAGATGTGTTGCAGTTCTCCGTAGATTTCCGGGAGGTAGCTGAGCATGGACCCGGAGGTGTCCACCGCTAGGGCGACGTCGATGTGCTCTCCTTGAACCGACGGCATGACCATGTTCAGGTGGAAGAACCGCTTGTTCGGCGGGTTCAGCTGGTACACCGACTTGTACATGTTCATGACGTAGTTGTTGAGCGTCTCGCGCCAATCGACTTTTTCCTCGGTGCTGATCAGCGATTCGAGACACTTTACCGCGCCGGAGATGTCGCCGCGCTGCTTCGCAGAGATGATCTCTTTTTCAAGTCGGTTCTTCCACTGACCTTCAAGGTTCTTGGCTTCGGCATCTCCGACCATCGTCTTCAGCAGTTCGCCGGGGATGTGGTCATCGACGAGAGTCTTGCCTCCGGGGATCATCGGCATGGAGCCAGCGCCGCTGCCTCCGGGGATTGGAACCTGTTGCCAGTTCTTGCTCTCTTGGGCCAGCTCGGAGTATACGACCTCGACCGTCTTGCCGAAGTACTTGGCGTCGTACAGGGCCTGTTTCGGCATCCGCATGAAGCACTTCTTGCTAGCTTTCGCCGCCTCGTCGATCACCGCTTGGATCAGGTAGTTCACCACGTAGTCGCAGGCGACATTCCACAGGGTGATCCGGTTGCCCATAGAATCGACGACGATGATGTTGCGGCCACCCTGACGGTACGGGTTAGCGTGGCCGAGAGCTGCATGGAGCACCTCGTGAGCGACGATGAAGGTCAGCTCTTCCTCTGGGAGAGTCTTGACGAACTCGTCGTTGTAGTACATTTTCTTGGCGTCAGTCGCCATCGTCGGAATCGTCTTGGACTCGACTCGCTGGAGGGAGCAAGCGAGGTTGCCGAACATCCGGTAGCTGAACAGCATCCGGAAGATCGACTTCTTGATCATTTCATCTGATTTCATAGCTTACTCCTCAATAGGTAGTGGTGGGTGTTGAGCAGCCTGAGAACGGCATCGCCGTGTACTGCGTCGAATTTCGTGGAGTATGACCTGATTGCGAATTGGAACCTTGCAGCAATGCACTCGTCCAGTTTCCGCACCAGTCTGTCTCTCTCGGTCCAGTCTCCGGCGAGCGCCTTTTTGACTATCTCCTCCAACTTTTCCTTCATCGAGCTGGTCGCGTTGTACGAAGGAGACTCAGTGGAGCAGACGTCTAGGACGTACTGAATCGGGTCTGAGCTGATCTCGGCGATCAGCAGCTGGAGCATCTCTCTCACCGAGGAAAGACAAGTATTGTGCGAGACCTTCGGTCCGATAGCCATGATCTGCTCCTTGGCGTATGAGTCCAGCTCCGCCTTCTTGGAGAGGTACTTTAGCGCACTCGTGAGCATCTTGGTCGTGCCAGATTCGTCTCCGCTGAAGGAGTACGGAGTCGCGCTCCCCCACCAGATCGTGTTCTGGAGGATCTTCTGGATGATTCGGGCGACTGTCGACGTCATGTGCCGAATGTGACTCGGGTCGTTTCCAAGGACGCTTATCGAGTGAGTAAGGATCTTGTTTGCCACCTGACGGAGCGTGATGTCTCTGACATCGATGTCATTCGGGTTCTGACCGAAGTACTTGCCATCGATGTATGATAGAGTCCACTCCGCAATCCTCTCGATAGTGCCTGCCCTCTGGATGTTGCCGAGCGCAATCCCGAAGAAGAAAGAGTACGACGGGTCATGACGCTGGAAGGTCTTGACAGCTTTCACCTTGCTGCGCTTACGCTGTTTGGTGAAGTACGAGTGGTACTCAAAGGAGCAACCGATAGAATCCTCCGTGGAGTACTCCGAGCAGAGTTTTAGAAGATGAATTCGAGTCTCGTCTTCTATGTCGAACCGGATCCTCTGGATGAAGTTCCTGTTGTCGATGTCGCTTGTCTCGTGCCACAGCACCGTACTCATGGTGCTCTCGTAGAACTCGGACAGCATCCCCGGAGCGGTGATGTACTTGACGCTGTACTTGCTCTTGTCGAGATCCCCGACGTCGACATTGCCGACGCGTAGGAGCAGGTTGCTTACCAGCAGGTTCTCCTTGTAAAAGTTGAGATCGACCGGCTTGCTGGCTGAGTTCTTGATCGGGTTCTGGAGGAATCCGATCTTGTTGATCGAGCGCAGCACGTTGTTCACGGTCAGCCTCTCTCCGTGCATGCGCTTGAGCAGCGTATAGATCTTGTTGAAATCGTTGCTGAGAGTGAAGTCCAGATCCTGGAGCATAGAAATTCTCGCAACGTCTTCGATGATTCCTTCCATTTTTCATCCTTCAAAAAAAGTCGAGAACGCCGCTAGGACGCTCTCGGTTCGTTACATCAGCTTGCCAGAGGGATCAGGTGCTTGACGCGGTCGTAGAAGACCTCGAAACGCTTCTTCACCTTCTCGGACTTGCTGCCGATGATGGGCAGCTTGTTGCCGGTGAACTCCTTGAACGCGGCGACGCGCAGCTCGTCTTGCGGGATCTTCTCCAGATAGCGGTACACTGCGAGGAGCATGTCCTCGGTCGGCGGCTTCTTGAGACTCTGGAAGTGATACACCAGAGCTGTGTTGATGCCGTAGATGGCCGAAGTGTCTTCCGGCAGGTCGTAGTTCTTGTTCATGTCGAGGACGGTGGCGGTGTCCACGACACCGTTCAGCAGCTCCATGTAAGCCCAGAAGTCCAGACCGGCACCCTCGCCTACGGTGCCGAAGATCGTCTCGCGCTTCTCTGCGTCGGGCAGGTTGAAGTCGAGGATCTTAGACACGTACTCCCAGGTCCGGGGGCTCGGGAAAGCCTTGGACTTGGAAGCGGGGTCGAACTTGTGCAGCAGGTCTTCGCGGAAGCCGAGGAAGCCGAGGATGGATTTGTCCATCTTGTTCTCGTAAGCCCACGGCTTCCACTTCTCGAAGGAGACCTCCAGTTCAAGGTGGATCATCCGGTTGGCGAGCGGAGCCGCCATCTTAAAGACAATGCCTTTGTCGTTCTCACGGTTACCAGCACCGATGATCGAAGCACCTTCCGGGAGGACGTAGTCGCCGATGCGGCGGTCGAGGATGAGCTGGTAAGCAGCAGCTTGGATCAGCGGAGGAGCAGAGGACAGCTCGTCGAGCATGATCACGCCCATCCAGTCCGGATCGGTCGGCAGCATCGCCGGGGTCAGCCAGACCGCTTGTTGGGTCTTCGGATTCGGGTACAGGATGCCGCGCAGGTCGCTCGGCTCCAGCTGGGACAGTCGGATGTCGATGTGCTCGAACTTCTGACCTTCGTAGTCTTCGCCCAGCTCCTTCTTGATATCTTCTGTCATCTCGTCGGCGATCTGACGCACGATCGAGCTCTTGCCAGCGCCAGCCGGACCCCACACCATCACGGGAAGCTTGTTCAGGATGATCTCTTTCAGGGTCGTCTTGAGGCTATCAACAAACATATTCGTTCACCTTTCATTGTCGAGTTTACGATGACAGACGGATGTCTTCATCAATTATATCATATATTTGCGACCTTCGCTTTGGAATTTTTGGCCAGCCCAGCCCCAACAGCTAATTAATTTCTTTAGTCTTTCCGGATGACGATACAAATGGGAAAGTTTTATCACACTGTATCTCAATCGTCGACGGGTAGCACAGCAACCGGGACGAACACAGCGGACCCGATCATCGAACTCAATGGCGACGTGCTCGGCTACGGCCCAGCATCAGAGGTGTTGACATCGATTGCTCCCACTGGAGTTGTACCCGGCATCTATTCTGCCGTCGAGGTAAATGAGAAAGGACAAGTCGTAAAGGGGTACACGGCGGAGGTCAACATGGGCCTTGCCATACGGAAATTCAATTTCGTCTACCCCGCTCAGAGATGGAGAGTTGTTCACAACCTGGGAACGACAGATTTCACAGAATCCATCAAAAACAGCGAAGGGCTGAAGCTTTTCGCAAACATCAGAATAGTTGATAGCAACGAATTCTGGGTCGAACTAACGGAACCGGAAGTCGGATCGGTTGTTGTGACATTCGACTTGTCGTCTGCGGCATGATCGCAGCTGTCAATGACGTTCCCTAACCTAAAAAGGATCCATCATGGCATTTCCGAAGTTTCATGGCATTACCCTTGCCAATAACAGCTGGATCGAGAATGCTCACTTTGAGCGCCTCGCAGCTGACCCCGTGCCTGCCGCTGCTGGCCGTGTCTGGTTCAACACTACCGAGAAGAAGCTGAAGTTCTCCAGCCTCGACGCCTCCGGCGCCGTGGTTACTTATGCCTTCACGAACACTGTTGAGCTGGCCGCTGCTCTGGCAGAAGCCAAGGCTTACTCCGACCAGATCAAGCAAGAACTGCTCGGCGGTATCCCGCCCGAGACGCTGGACACGATCACTGAGATCGCAGGTGCTCTCCAAAACAATCCCGACATCGTCAACGTCCTGAAGCAATTCTCGACGGATGCCGTTGAAGCCGCCAAGCAAGCCATCCGTGGCGAAGTTTCCGGTGCCTTCGACACTCTGGAAGAGATCGAAGTTGCGCTGAACCGCATCGATGGTGCTGACACCGTCGAAGGTTCCTTCCGCAAGGCCGTTCTGGACGAAGCGAATGCTCGCTCCTCCGGCGACCAGAACCTTCAGAACCAGATCGGCGCACCGGTCTCCCTGACCACCGACGCCAAGGGCAACCTCGTTGCCGCGATCAACGAACTCGACGCTCACGTCGATGCTGAAGTTGCTCGTGCTACCGCTGCTGAAACCGCTCTGGATGACCGTGTTACCACGGTCGAAGGTCAAGTCAACGGCAAGATCGGCGACCTGACCACCCTGCACACCGACGAGAAGGGCACCATCGTTGGCGCTCTGAACGAAGTGCAGGACGAGCTGGACGCTGAAGTCGCTGCCCGCACTTCCGCTGTCGCTGCCGAGAAGACTCGCGCTGAAGCTGCTGAAGCTCAGCTGACCACCGATCTGGCTGCTGAAGTTGCTCGTGCTACCGCTGCCGAGCAACAACTGACCTCCGATCTGGCCACTGAAGTCGCTGCCCGCACTTCCGCTGTCGCTGCCGAGAAGACTCGCGCTGAAGCTGCTGAAGCTCAGCTGACCACCGATCTGGCTGCTGAAGTTGCTCGTGCTACCGCTGCCGAGCAGGCCGAAGCTGCTCGTGCCCAGTCCGCTGAGCAAACCCTGACCACCAACCTCGCCGCCGAGGTTTCCCGTGCTCAGGCTGCGGAACAGACCCTCACGACCAATCTGGCCGCTGAAGTCTCCCGCGCACAAGCTGCCGAGCAGGCCGAAGCCACCCGCGCTCAGTCTGCCGAAGCTCAGCTGACCACCGATCTGGCTGCTGAAGTCTCCAACCGTATCGCCGCTGTCGCTGCCGAGAAGACCCGCGCTGAAACCGCCGAGTCCGCTCTGCAAGCTGCCATCACCGCCGAAGCCAACCGTGCTCAAGGCGTCGAAGGCTCCCTGACCGCGCTGACCACGACTGCGAAGACCTCTCTGGTCGAGGCAATCAACGAGCTGGATTCCGATCTGGCGGCTGAAGTCTCTGCTCGCACCGCTGCGGTGGCCGCTGAGAAGACTCGTGCTGAAGCTGCTGAAGCTCAGCTCACGTCCGATCTGTCTGCCGAAGCTGCTGCTCGCGCTGCTGCCGACTCCGCTCTGAAGTCCGCGATCAACGGCCAGCACTTCACCTTCACCTCGCCGACTGCTGCTCTGTCGCACGTCATCAACCACGGCCTGAACTCCGAACACCTGCTGTTCTCCGTTCTCGTGGAAGGTGCCGACGGCAAGTTCCGCAACGACATCGTGCCGGTGGAAGAGATCGACTACAACAACTTCCGTATCGATCTGGCTGAAGCTCGCCGCGTCAAGGTCTCCGTCAAGTCCATGACTGCACTGGCCTGATGAATGAAAGGAGGATGGATCGCAAAGATCCATCCTCCCTTTCTGATTGAGCGCATACGCTGTTCGTGCCTAGAGCGTTATCGGTTCTCTAGAACTCTTTTATAGAGTATTTCACAGGACCGAGCAAATGCAAGATAACTATCTTGTGGTCTCAAACAAAGACCCGATGATGATCGAGTCGTTCGAGCAAGTCATTGCGGAGATCGAGGGGAGCCTCTTCAACATGAGGTTTCTTTCGTCCGAGACGAATTTCGACGACCCAGATCAGAAAAAACGCTTCAAGGACAACGTAGTTCACCTGAAAAGGTTCTACGAGCGAGCAGAAAGGTTAGCACTCAATGAGCAGACGAATACACCCGGCACAAATGGAAGCCTGGATGCGAAAGCTCCAAAAAAGAATGTCAAAGTTCTTAAGAAACGCTAATGCCTCCAACGAGGAAAAGCTGGAGTTCATCCGGCTTCAGTACGGCCTTCTAGATATCGTCGTCAAGGCTCTCGACGGAAAGGTGTATTTCGTTGGATGCTCTCAGCCATCGCATCACGACGACAACTGACTTTAGGATCCAATCATGGCAGAAATTTCCATTCTCAGTAATGCGAGAATCGTAGGTGCCTTGCAGTTCGATAAGGACTTCTCCGAGTTCCCCTCGAACCCCAAGGTGGGCACCCTTGTCATCAAGAACAAGTGTCTCTACGGTTACATCAAGATCGGCGACCTCGAAACGTGGTATCCGTTTGCGTCTCGCACCAATCACTACATCCACGCCCAAGGCGCGGCCTCCGTCACTTGGACCGTCAACCACGGTCTGAACTCAGAAGACATCTGGTATCAGGTGAAGGACGCATCCGGAATGATCGTGTCCCCCGCTGGCTTCCAAGTCATCGACGGTAACACTTTGCAGTTCACCTTCACCGAAGCGATCACCGGCACGGTTCTTGTCGTGTCTACCTCTTCGATGGACGTCCCGAGCCTGCGCACTTCCCTGCTGGAAATCGGCTCCGACGTGCGCATCGACACTGGCGGAATGACGATCTCTGGCGAGCGCGTGCTGACTCGTGCCACTATGACGATCGGCGATGGTTCTATCGCTCGCTTCACGGTGAACGACCTCCAGCGCCTGAACCTCGTTTCCGGCGTTGGCGTTAGCCTCGACTTCAATGCTGAGGCCAAGTCGATCACCTTCAACGCGCCGGGTCTTAGCGTCACTCCTGAGTACGTCGCGAACGAGATCTCCGGCGTCAAGGGCGGCGTCAACACTAGCCTGAACACTCTGGCGAAGATTGCTGCTGCGATCAACAACGATGCCAGCTTCGGCGCTAACGTCGAAGCCGAGATCGCGACGAAGCTGAACGCTTCCGAGGTGGTCAGCAGCGTCCTGCCCAGCAAGGTCTTGCGCCTCGACGCCACCGGCAAGTTGCCTGCCGACATCACCGGCAACGCGGCGTCTGCAACTTCCGTCAACTGGTCGGGCGTACAGAATCGTCCGACGACTCTTGGCGGTTACGGTATCACTGACGCCTTCCCCGCCGCCGGTCTGCAATCCGGAACGGTCAACGTTGGAACCATCGTTGTCAATGGTGCGATTCTCCCGAATCCCACTAGCTCCATCGACATTGGTTCCCCGACCGCTCGTTTCAAGACGATCTTCGTCGACGAAGCCAAGCTGAGCACGAACACCCTGTACATCGGTGACACTCCGATTCTGGGCACGTCTCAGGACACCATCAACATCAAGGCCGACCCCGGTCAGTCGATCAACATGCAGACTCGCGGCACCGGCTCCACGCTGGTGACCTCCGAGAAGGGCGTGACTGTTTCGACCAGCGGTATGAACGCCGACGTCGTGATCCAAGCCACCGGCAGCGGATCCAAGGTTCGCTTCGGCGCTCCTCAGACGATCGACTTCACCGCACCCGAGGTAGTGACTTATGGCAACAGCACCGTCAGCGGAAACCATACCGTTGGCGGCACCCTGACCGTTACCGGCAACCTCGTGGTGAACGGTGCTCAGACCACCATCAACGCTACCACCGTCACGACGAAGGACAACATCATCGTCGTGAACTCTGGTGAACTCGGCACCGGCGTCACTTCCGGTAAGGCGGGTATCCAAGTTGACCGTGGCGACGAAGCTGATTACCAGATCATCTTCGACGAGACTGACGACATGTTCAAGGTCGGCATGGTCGGCCAGCTGGAAGTCATTGCGTCTCGTCCTTGGGCGAACAGCACCTTCTCGGCTCTCGGCCACGGACACGTTGACGCCAACGGCTCCAGCTCCGGCTTCATGAGCGCAGCCAACTTCACGAAGCTGGCTGGCATTGAGAACAACGCAAACTACTACGTTCATCCGACTGGCGACGGCAACCTGCACGTACCGGCGACTGGCACCACCAACAACGGTAAGGTGCTGAAGTCCGGCATGACTGCTGGTTCCGCTGCTTGGGCGTTCGTAGACTGGTCCGAGATCACCTCGAAGCCGTCCACTTTTGCGCCTTCTGCCCACCAGCATGGGGATGCAGACATCACCGACGTAGCGTGGACGAAGGTCACCGGCAAGCCCACGACTCTGGCGGGCTACGGCATCACCGATGCTGTGAACGTGTCGGAAGTTGTCACGGCAGCTACGCCCAACAAGATCCTCAAGCTGAACTCGGTCGGCAAGCTCGGCACCGGCATCACTGGTGATGCTGACGGCAACGCCGGGACCGCAACGAAGCTACTGAACGCTCGTACCATTTCCGTCTCCGGAGATGCTACTGGCTCGGCGTCTTTCGACGGCTCTGCTAACAGCAACATCGCAATCGCTCTGGCGAACGTCGTCACGGCTGGTACTGGTACGAAGGTCACCTACAACGCCAAGGGTCTTGTCACTGGTTCGACTTCTCTCGCAGCATCCGACATCCCGTCTCTGGACTGGACGAAGATTACTACCGGCAAGCCGACCACTCTGGCAGGCTACGGCATCACCGACGCGCTGAACACCTCCAGCAATTCCGTGCTGCCTTTGGCGAACGCAGACATTACGAGCGCGTCCCTGACGACCTCCACCACGACTGCTAACCAAGTCGTTGACAGCTTCAGCTCTACTGCCTACCGTACCGCAAAGTACCTGATTCAGGCCACTTCCGGTACTTCCTACCACGCCTGCGAGGCTCTGGTCATCCACAACGGGACCACCGCTTCTCTGGTCGTGTACGGCGACGTCATGACTGGCTCCAGTCTGATGACCGTCGATGCCGACGTTTCTGGCGGCAACGTGCGTCTTCTCGCCACTCCGGCGAACGCGGCAACCACGATCAAGGTCGTGCGTACGTCCATCGACGCGTAAAACTGAGCGGGCGGAATCTTCGGGTTCCGCCCCTCTTTCATTTCTGTAACTGCCTAGAGGATAGTGAATCATGGCGACTCAAACCCGTTTCGTGGCCAAGAACGGCCTCGACAACAACAGCAAGACGATCACGAGCGTGGCCGATCCGGTCAACGCCCAAGACGCGTCCACCAAGAATTTCTCCAGTAACGCCGACAACCTGACTGCAGGCACCGTTGCTGCCGCCCGCATGCCCGCCTTTACCGGCGATGCTACTTCTTCCGCTGGTTCCACCGCCCTGACCCTCGCCAACGTGGTCACTGCCGGTACCGGCATAAAGATCACCTTCAACGCCAAGGGTCTGGTGACTGGCTCCGCGTCTCTTGCTGCTGCGGACATCCCGTCTCTGGACTGGAGTAAGATCACCTCCGGCAAGCCGACCACACTCTCCGGCTACGGCATCACCGATGCTCAAACTCTGATCGCTGCAGGCACCACCGCTCAGTACTATCGTGGCGACAAGTCGTGGGCAACTCTCGACAAAGCTGCTGTCGGTTTGGGTAACGTCGAGAACACCGCCCTCTCCACTTGGGCTGGCTCCTCCAACCTGACCACTGCTGGTAACTTGACTGCGGCTTCGCTGTCTGTCACCGGCAACCTGACCGTCAATGGTACGACCACGACCGTCAACAGCACGACCGTCACCCTCGACGATCCAGTCATCACCCTCGGCGGCGACACCGCTCCGACGACTGACGACAACAAAGATCGCGGCGTTGAGTTCCGTTGGCACAACGGCAGTGCTGCAAAGGTAGGCTTCTTCGGCTTCGACGACTCCACCGGCAAGCTGACGTTCATCCCGGACGCCACTAACACCAACGAAGTCTTCAGCGGCTCCAAGGGTACCATCGATGCGTACATCGCGTGGTCTGATGTCACCAGCAAGCCAACGACTCGTGATGGTTATGGGATCACCGACGTTCCCAAGACTGACGGCACAGGTGCTTCTGGATCGTGGAATATCAGTGTCACCGGCACGGCAAGTTCTACGCCGCAGCACACTGTCGTTGACCGCGATCGTACTCTGGCTGCTACTTTGCCGAACTCCTTCGGCCAATCGGTTCGGTTCGACTTTGCGAATGCGTCTGCGACTGGCACTGGAGGCAATTACTCCGGCGTGATGACTTTTGCTCCTTACACCGGAACTACCGCATCTACTGGTGACGCTTCGTATCAGATTGCGTTCGGCAGTACCGCCGTGAACGGAGGCGGCAATCCGCAGCTCCGTATCCGGAAGGGCATTGACACAACGTGGAACGGTTGGGTTGACGTACTGACGAGTGTCAATTACAATAGCTACTCCCCGACTCTGACTGGCACTGGCGCTTCTGGCAGCTGGGGCATCAACGTCACTGGCACTGCCGGTGGTCTATCTGGCGGTGATTCCACGTTCTACGGTCTGCTGTACAATACCTCAACTGCCGATCTCAATACTTTCAATGCTCCCGGTATTGTCAGCGCCGAGTACACTGGCTCCACCAACCGTCCTGTGGCCTCCACGGGTCACATGTTCCAGATTTCTGATGCTGGCGGCACTGACGTCAAAACTCAGTGGTACTTTGAAAGCACTGGTGTCACTCCCTACGTGCGTCTGCAATGGGGCAATGGGACGTGGAAACCTTGGCAGGCCGTCCTTACCAGCAGCAACTTCTCCACGTATGCGACTCCGGCAGCACACGCTGGCGACGCCAACATCCACATCACCGCAGCTCAGAACACGTTCCTTGACGCGTTTGTCACAGGCGGCGATGTGATCCTTGACGCAAACGCTACGTTCTGATGAAGAACCACGCTAGCTTTATCGTGTAACAATGGTTTAGTTAGCGTGTCTCTCAACAGTGATTGGCACGAATCCTTTTTCTCATTAAGGAAGAAACAAATGGCAAGAATCATCATGAAACCCTTGCAGCTCAACGGGCTGAGCGATGCTCAATCCCGTCTGCAAGATGGTGAGATCGGCTTTGACACCCGTTTCGGTACTTTCTTCGGCAAGTACAACGGAACTGTGGTGAGCTCGGCTGCCGGTCCCTCCAACTGGAAGCCTCTTTCTACTCCGGTACGCGTATATGGCGCAGAAGTCATCGGAGCTCCTTTTGCGGACTATAACAACGGTCGTAGCAACATCGGCCCGAACGCGGTTGATACGAACCCCGTTGTATGGAGCAACGAGTTCGGTTGTTACATCCCGGCCTCGTCCATCAATAAGAACCCGTTCAAGGCGTACGGCGCAAAGAACGAGTTCATCTACAAAGAATACTCTCTGCACGAGACCGTAGTCGGAGCTGCCGGTTTCGCACTCGGATCCGCGTTCGCTCCGGTGAAACGTCGTCGCGACACCAAGACGTCGCTGTCGTTCCAGAACAATGCATCCGGCACTCCGGTGACCGACTACTATCGTTGCTACTACGACATTCCGATCGAGAATTTCTTCTGCAACGGGCCTAGCCGAGATCTCAATGCAAGTCATACGACTGCAAACGCAACCGCATACCTGATCATGACCGGTTCGGTCTGCGGCGGTCCCGACCAGTATTCCCGCACTTTTGCCACGGTTGGGCATGGCGCAAACGGTAGTCACTCCGGCTACTACAACTACAATCGAATCCTTGCTCCGGACGTCAACGGCGGTCAACCGGACTATCCTGACGGCACCAACACCACGCAGTACAACTTCACTCAACGCCGCATGTACAACGGTGCGAACACGTACTACTGCGGCGATCCTGAAGTCGGTGACGCTCAGTACACTACCGGCCTGTGCGCGATCCAGGGTCAAGACTACAGCTCCGGTGGCAATGGAATGTACAGCAGCTACCGCAATGACTTCCCTGATGGCTACCCGGCTGTCGGAACCGACCCGGTTCCGCGGCAGAATGCAGGGTTCAACTCGTACAAGGCTTCGTGGATCATCCCCATCGGATACATCGGTGGTAGCATGAACACACTGCGTCTCTACAACTGGGGCTTTGCTGACCTCATCATCGAAGGCTATGGCATCGCTTACATGTCCAAGCCCCGTCTGGCATAAGAAGGAGTAAACAAATGTACGTCACTCGTAATGATACCGGCGAAGAAATCTTCCGTGGCAGTCTGACCGACGCCAAGCGCATCTTCGGCACCGGCTCTACTCTGATGGACCACGTTTCCGACCCGGAAACCGGCGAAGTTCTGCAAGCTGGCAAGGTAGTCGAAATGTCGGTAGTGTATGAGCTTACCGCCGAAGAACAGCGTGCATACCTCGCCGATACCGACTGGTATATCACCCGTCAGCAAGAAACTGGTCGCGAAGTCCCGCAAGCCGTTCTCGACAAGCGAGCCGCTGCCCGAGCTTTCCTGAATCAGTGATAACTCGGTGAGATCAGGGTAAGACGGATGCCCGTCTTACCCTTCTCGTAGCCGCACCCAAAGGAAATCAAATGTCAAGAATCGCTTTCAAACCTCTTAGAATCGAAGGATCGACGTCTTTTGCAGACGGCGAGTTCGGCTTCGAAAGCCGTTTTGGTAATTACGGCATCAAAAAGAACGGTGTCATCTCTGTTAAGGGTCGTGGCCCGTCTACTTGGAAGAACTTGGATGCGCCGGTTCGCATCTACGGCGCTGAGGTCATTGGCGCTCCCTTTCATGATGACGGTTCCACTGCCAGTTCCACTGCCGGTCTTGCTGCCAACCCGGTTGCGTATGATCGCACCTTCGGGATGTATATTCCGGCACCTTCCATCAATAAGAATCCGTTCAAGGCATACGGTGCCAATGACGAATTCATCTACAACAACTACTCGTCTCATGAGACTGTCGCTGGCGCTGCAGGCACCGGCGTAGGCTCGGCATACGCTCCTGTGAAACGTAATCGAGCCTCCAAGGCGGTGCTTACTTTCCAGAACACCGATGCCCAGGGTGCCGCGTTCACGGATTACTACCGCTGCTACTATGACATCGGTATCGAGAACTTCTTCACGGATTCTCCATACCGTGACATGGACGCATCGTACGCCACCGCGTATTCTACGGCGTACCTCATTCTCACTGGTTCTGTCGTCGGCGGTCCTGCCGGTCAGCGGACTTTTGTGAATGTGGGTCGCAACTCCAACGGCGCGTACTGGGGTCTCCACAACTACTCTCGCGTCGATACGAACAACGACGGTATCGCCGACACCACGGCTGTGAACTTCGCTCAACGTTATCTCGCAGGCGTTGGTTATGCCGGATTCCCGGAATCCGGCAGTGCTCAATACACATCCGGTCTGGTCGCAGCAGAGGGCGTTGGATATTCTGGATCTTCATCGAATCTGCAATACCAGATGTACGAGAACATGTACCTTGACGACGCTAGCCTCGGGAGTGGAGTCGCTCCGATTCCGAGACGCGAAGCTTTTGTCAACCAGTACAAGGCGTCTTGGCTGGTTCCGGTTTCAAGCGTTGGCGGGAACAACAACACATTCCGCATCTACAACTGGGGCTTTGCTGACCTCATCATTGAAGGCTTTGGCATCGTCTACATGAACAAGCCGAATCTGTAACAAAATTGAATGGTCTATGGTCCGCCATAGACCATTCAATACAGCCTATTCGCTTCATATGGGAAACTGCTAGAACAAGCAATTAGTAGTCTCCTATCATCCTGGAAGGATTGAAATGTCAACCTCTGTTTTCAATGTTAACGGGAAGCTCTACAAGGAAGTAATCCAAAATGGAAAACTGACCTTGGTTGAGACTTCCCAGACCGAAGTAGACGCCATTCGGAAGGTTCCACTTTCTACGATGGGTCAACTCGTTGAAGAAAAAATCTCCGGTTTCGAGAGCCGCGTAGACTCCATCACCGAAGAAGTGACCGCGTCAGTCGCCCCGAAACTTGCAAACCTTTCAGCTCAGAGCGAAACCGTCGAGCTTCACGACGCAAGCGTGTTCGAGTACGAAGCTGAGAAGTGGCGCTGGATGGGGCAGTCCGGCCTGATCGGCACCCGTCAGTACACTTACGGCGGCACCAAGGCATACCATCGTCCATTCGACATTGCGTATGCTCCGATGAACATCCATACCCACGCAGACTTTATGGGTCTGCAGGGCATGGCCGAGATCGTCTTGTCGATGAACGGGTACTACATCCGCACCCGTCATAACGATTACCGCGATTACCGCCCTCACAGTACGTCTAGTGCGTATCAGGCGACTGAGCGCCTGCCGCGCCCGAGCCTGCCGCCTTTGTCCGGCGACGCTGCAGCGCAACGGACTACGATGCAGGATTTCTACACCCGTCTGTACAATACCCTCCAAGAGAACGCCGGTACCAAACTGACTACCGCCGAGAAGCAGCTTGTTCGTTGGGACATGGCCTATGCGGAGTGCTGGTGGGAAGAAATCTCCAACGGCGCAGTGGACGATCCGGGTAACAATACTCGCCACAAGAATGCGTCGGACGACGTTCGCACCATGATTCGTGACGCACAGTATTACAACTACGGCGGCCACAAGGACAATCTGGAGAACACCAGCTACTGGGTGGCAGCAGTCAAAGAGGTCAACAACGACGGCACTCCCTCGTTCGCGATGCTGAAGTTCCGCATCTTGATGATGCCTGTCGCTACCCTCGCGGACTACACTCCAAGTCAGCTCTTCGACGGTGTGAAAGACTACAGAAGTCTGATGCGCTTCGGGTACTCTGACTTCACCGCCCTCCAGAACTCCCTCCACGGTCGCTTCCGTGTCAAGGAAACGAGAGACAACTACGGTCTACTCGACACTCTGGTAAACAAGATCCCCGGTCTAGACGGCGGTGCTGCGAGCATTACCGAGGCATACACTCAGTATGGCTCGACTGAGACTATCTTCAACATGACCAACAGCGCAGTCAACAACGCTGCACGTTACTTCCGTTACGCATACATCAATACTGATGCTTCCGGTCGTAATTCCGAACGTCGCGGGTTCAATGACCCGTATTTGTTCGTGGCCATGAACACTCAAGAGAAGTGTAAGAAGTATGACATTAATGGTCGTTCGTATCGCTTCTCTTACATGATTCCGCTTGAGATGGTGCTTCGTCATCCTCTCGAATCGTGGAACCCCTACAGCATCCCGGAAGTCACCAGCGTGACCGGCAGCGGTACCGCCGCCGATCCTTTCTCCGGTAACACCGAGAACCTCCATTGGTATCGCACTCCTGCGTCGTTCTTCGATGCTCGGCAGATCTCTGACGCTGCGGATACCGTGAAGACTGGTCGCTTCTACAAGGGTGGGGATGGAAACGCCTACGCTACCGCTGCGTCTGGCACGTACATCTTCCTTCCGGCCATCAAGAACTCTGCTGGCACCGTCCTTGTTCCCGAAGGCGGGATCCGGATGCGTTGGCCGATTTACCCGTGTTTCCACGAGGGATCTTATGCCTTCGGCGAAGTCCAGGCTCTGCGCGACTACATCGCTGCAGGGAAGACCGTGACCGCTTGATAGGAGTGTTTCCATGAAGTTCATCAATGTGGTGAAGTTCGTGGAGAAAGTGATCCCCTACGATAAGGCACTGCACTTCATCGTAGGGGACCTTACTTTCGTCCCGATCATTTTTCTGATGAAGCTGTTCCACATGAACACCTTCCAGATTACCATCTACGGGCTGGCGATCATCACCGGCCTTGCGGTGGCGAAAGAGGTCTACGACAAGGAGTCCCACAAAGGAACTCCTGACGCCAACGACATCGTGTACACGCTTCTCGGCGCTATTTCTACGCTCATAGCGTATCTGATAGGAGCCGTAATGTGAGCAGATACGAACTCAGCGTCCTACAGCTCCAAGTCAACATGTGGAAGATCGAGACTTGGATGCAAGAAAGAATCTCCCACTGTCAGATGAGTTTCTTCATCATCGGATGCGTACTCTCCTTCACCTGCCTTTTCATCCTGAAGATGATTGGACTAGGCACGGTGGAGTGTGCTCTTGCTACCCTAGCTGTGGTTGTCGTCATGACGATCCTGGCAGGGGTGATGCGTCAGAAGAAATCCGTCATCATCTACATACACGGCGAGTCGATCGTGAGCTTCATCGGAGCGATCCTCTGCGTACTCGCCTTCCTCATGGGAGCGATCAAGTGAAGAACGTAGAATTCCGGAAGATTTTCGGATTTATCCCAGTCCCAATATTCTGGACTGAAAAGACGCTTAAAGACTGGCAGGGTGGCTACTCTGTGGGCTTTTTCTGCGTCATCAGACCGAAATACCGGGATCGCGGCGACGAGGGGATCGTGCAGCACGAGCTGACCCACTGCAAGCAGTTCTACAAGCGGTTCCCGCTTCATGGTCTGCTGTACCGCTTCAACGACACGTACCGGCTGAATGCCGAGTGCGAGGCGTACGCGGTGCAACTGAAGAGCTACCCCGACCGGGCGGCTAACTTCGGCTGGATGGTGGATGCTATGGCTACGAAGTACAACCTCAAGTTCAGCAGAGACTTCATTGAGATCGAGTTCCGTCGGCATTGCTCCGACGTCGGCATCGATGTGGTCTAAAAAAAAATCACCCTATGGCGCTTTGCCATAGGGTGATTTCTATTTCTTCTCAATCAGGTCTCGAAGGAGCTTTATCTGCTCTTCGTTTTTCTTTGTATTTTTCTTGGCGAAGTAGACATGCATCGCTCCCAAGAAGACGAAGAACCCGATGTGGATCCAGAGCGAATACTCCGTCATGTCAGACTCCTTTCAGTCTTGCCTTGAGCTGAGACTCTAGCTTTCCGGTGACTTCCTGCAGTTTGGCAATTCCGGGCGTATGGTCGAATCGAACCTCGATGCCGTATCTTGCGGTTTTCGTCTCCCCCGAATCCAGAGTGGCAACCACGTCGAAGTACTTCTTGACGTTGCCGGGGACTGGCGGGTGGTACTCAAACAACCCCTTCACTGACGGCAGCTCAGTTTCAATCGTCTCCCACGACTTGTACTCTTTGATGGTTCCATCCCACATGTTGACCTTCATCGTGAGCTTGCCGTCAAAGAATCCGAAGAGATTGGGAGCCGAGACAATTGCGCTGGCAGGTGACCCTTGGAAGATCACCTGCTGCGGGAACTCGTCCGAAAAGACGAATGAGTATCCTATGACAGTCGGGAGAGTGGCCCCTCCGGCTGCGGCGTCCGGAGAGTCCGGCGTGGATCCGCCTACAGATCCACCGTCGCTCTCGTCCGGAGTGTAGATTATTGATGTCGCGGAAAGAGGTTGGTTCTCAAACTGAGCGACTATGATCCCCTCCGGCAGTGACGCCGGATCGGGGCTCCATGTTCCCATGCGGTTTTCCTTTTCAGTACCAGCCGTCCGGATCTCGGACGACGATCAATTTCTCCTCAGCGCGAGTGACAGCGGTGTACAGCCAGCGGCGATGGAAGATCTTGTCTCCAAAGCACTCCTCGATGACGATCGGCTTACGGTATGACGAACCTTGGCTCTTGTGGCAAGTGATGGAGTAGGCAAAATCCATCTTGACGAAGCCACCCTTCTTGAGGAAGAACCTCTCCTCGTTGACGGTCTCGAAGTTCTTGGCCCCGTCGAAGTAGGGCTTGACGATCGTCGGGTACTTGTGACCGGGTTGGGTGTCGATCTCTCGGAGGAATCGATGCGACACGCCAAGGCAATCGGAGAGGCTCTTGTCGTTGTTGTCCTCGTCGCTGGTGATCACCAGTCCGTTGAACAACCCGAGTTCCTTGTAGTTCTCAAGGATGATCATCGGCTCGCCGGGTGCCGGGAAGTTGCCCGGAGCATACCCCTTGAGCTTCCGAAGCTTGCGGTTGTAAGCCTTCCGAGTATTGTTCTTCCCGACGATTAGCTGGTCAGATTGAAGCAGAAGCTTGTCCGTCAGCTCGTCGTCCTCGATCACCCAGACGCCGTCGCCGTACTTCCCGAATCCGAACTTTCGTCCCATCCGTATGTCCATCGACAGTCGGATGATCGGAGAGTCTTTCGCCTGACGGTGGACCTCGGTCAGAGCAGACTCCGCCTCGGCCATGAACTTACCGCTCTTGTCTACTGGATCGTTCCCGATCGGGGGAAGCTGGGCCTCGTCTCCGACGAACAGGATCGGGATGCCGAAGCTCAGCAGGTCTTCTCTCATGGCCTTTGAGACCATACTTGCTTCGTCAACGATCAAGAAGGAGTACAGAGACTTCATCTCCTCCTTGGACCGGCGAGTGAAGATCAGGTCGCCGTTCGGCATCTCTTCGACCTTGTAGGCGAGACTGTGGATCGTCTTGGCGTCGGGGATGCCCTTCTTGCGGAGCACAGAAGCTGCCTTGTGGGTGAATGCAATCACCCCGATCTGCTTGTTGGTCCGGAAGTCGTCGCACTGAAGGATGAACTTCATCAAAGACGTCTTGCCAGTGCCAGCGTAGCCCTTCAGTCGCCAGAAGGGCTGCATCTTGTCGACGAACCACGTTCGAATCTCGAAGAGGGCTCTCGTCTGCTCATCGGTTAGGATGATTTCGCTCATTGTTTCTCCTGTGAAGAAGGCGGAAGGCCGTCAAAGGACACCTCCAGCCGCATTGGGTTTTCCTGAGATGGACTAATGTCGTACAGTCCAAATCTCCATAGGTTTTCAAGACAGAATTCGACTACAAAAGAGAACTGCTCGTCACACTCGATGACCACGATGTCTCTCTCGTTGTCGTAGAACACCGATATCTGAGTAGTGTTCCTTCCCGGATGTTTAGGACACTCGGCAACCAAGAAAGAATTCAGCCAGAGGATCCATTCGATGGCCTCTTCGAATCGGCTCATAAGAACTTCACTAGGAACCCGGACACTCCTTGGAAGCAAGGTTCCGGGTCATCTGTAATCTCGTCAATTCCGAGGTGCCAGAGATTGAGTTCGAATTCTTCCTTCAAGAAGTCCACGACTGCTTTGGAGTTGACATCGTTTCCGTAGCTGCGGATATCTGGGAAGATCCTCACCAGCAAGTCGTTGGATATCTTCTTCCTCTTGATCTTGACGTACTTCTCCAGATTCCACCGGCTGAGCGTCCAGTTGTCTTTGAAACCTTTTGACTTGATCAGTTCTGTAATCTTTTCGTAGATGTAATCTTCTACTTGCTTCTTCTTGAGGAGCGTCTCGTGCTTCCGCAGAGATCCCTTGGACATCGGATTTCTCCTTTCATTATATACTCATTTTTATTATATATCACCGTTTGCCCGTTCTGTATTCGGGGAACTAGAGGATAGCTGAATCAACTTTAGGACACGAAAATGAGTTCGTCTTTGAAGTCTGTCAATGAGATATCGAGAGAGGGGCTGATGCGAGGAGTCGTCGTCAGCAACGAAGACCCTAGCATGGAGGGACGAGTGGCTTTGAACGTGCCGAAGCTCGTCACCAAGCATGACCCGAAGAAGGTGATGCCGATCAAGTCGAAGGAGAGCATCGACACCTCCAACTGCAGGAACGAGGAGATCAAGGACGCAATCAGCGCCAGCGTCGAGACCTGCAACTACATCTGGTTCCGTCCGGTGTTCAACAACTGTTTCCTCGTTCCCTATGTCGGACAAGTCGTCTACTGCTTCCTTGAAGACGGGGACATCCGCAAGGCTTACTACCTGCCGCAGTCGGCCACCCTGAACGGGGAAGTGACGCCGATGGACCGTCTCAAGGCTACCGCCGACAAGTTCGACGCGGCCACGAAGCCGAAGATCCACGTCATCCAAGAATACCACGACGGGACAATCATCTACCACAACGAGAACGCGCCGAACAAGCGGCTTGCGATCACGTTCAAGAATAACCACTCGATTTCCATCAACGAGAACCCGGAAGAGAACAGCATCGAGCTGATCACCGAGAGTAAGCACAAGATCGTTCTCGACCAGCGAAACAAGCAGATTCTCATCAAGACTAGCGGTGGCCATACCATCCTCATGGACGACTTGGCACCGAAGATCCTGCTGAACACCACTGCGGGTCACAAGATCCTGATGGACGACCAACCGGGTCACATTACGGTCCAAGCTTCATCCGGTGGGGTGATCAAGATGGGCGGCGGATCTGGCGGCGGCACAGTAAATATCAACTGAAAAAAAAGAAGACCATAGACGCGAACGTCTATGGTCTCTTACTTGCGATTAGGCCGCGAATTTTTCCTTCAGAGCAATCAGCTTGTCAGCCTGCACGGTCGGCTTGCCGAAGTATTCTTCCGGGAAGTTGACGTACTCAACCTTCTTGAAGGTCGAGAGGATGCCGCGCAGCAGGTCGCTTTCGAGGTTGCTGCAGAATTGCAGAACAACGTTCTTCGCTTGCAGACCCTCCAGCTCCTTCAGGAACACCCAGTACTTGAACATCGAGAGAGCCTTGCGGCGCTCGACGTGGGGGATGTCCGCTTTCGGGTCGGTGGCATGGATCACGAACTGCGGCAGGCGGATCTTCTCCTTTTCCGAGAAGACAGAGATCGAGACTGCGTTCTCGACTTCCATCGTCGCATGCTTGGCGAAGACATGGATGGTGCCTTGGGCGAGATTGCTCTCGGAGTCCTCCAGCAGCGGCCAACGGGCTGCATCGAAGTTGTGGTGAACGACATTCATCTCTGGCAGGATCTTGCGGATCTGACCCAGCAGGTAGCTGCCGATCATGCCGCCGTTCTCGATGACGAAGTTCTTGGCGTCGGTGGCTGCAAGCAGGGACTCGATGCGGATCACAGACTCGTACCATTTGAGGGCACGCTGGATCTGGATCGCAGTGAGTTTGTTTTCACCTTCCTTGGGCGGAAGGGTAGAAGCAACGAATGCCGGGAGTACGACATTTTCCTTCTTCTTCGGCGCACTGATTACCGCTTGTGCAGCTTCGATGTTTGCGTTGGCGGCGGCTTTGAAGGTGGCAACAATCTTCATGATGTTCTTCCTTTTCTTAAGGCTAGGTTTCTGAGGTTACGACCCCTCTAGCTAATTCTAGCAGGGATCAATTAAAGAATATATCAGCAAATATCTCGTTGCAACGGTACCTGCCATGGAGGATACCTCCATAACTGGTATATAGCTGATCAATTATTTGTTACTGTCATGGCAAAGAAAAGCAAAACCAAACCAGAGACGATCGACATGGAGACGAGCGAAGCCGCTCCTCCTTGGGAGGACGGTTCCGAACAACCTCCAAGCTCCGTCGAGCTCGAAGTAGAGAATATCGAAGCGCCCGATGACAATCTAGAGATCATCGGCAAGAACCAAGAGTACTCTCTCACGATGTACCTGGACCCGAACACGGATCCCAAGGTATTCATCCGATTCATCAAGAAAGTAGAGCGACTGGTCAGGGGAAATCCGGACTACAAAGACTACATCGAGAATCTGAGAGACGAGGAAGGGCTAGACACATGTGCGTACTTTGGGAAGGTGGACGTCAACAAGGCTGAGATTCACCTGCACCATTGCATCAGCAACCTCTACACGATCTGCATCACCGTGTGCAGCCGCCTGATGGCGGAGGGGAAGCGGGTGTCGTCCTTCATTCTGGCCGACGAGGTCGTCAAGCTCCATCTGAGCAACAAAATCGGTCTGGTGCCGCTCACGGCTACCATGCACGAGCTTGCTCACGCCGGAAAGATCAAGATCCCGAGATCCGTCGTCTTCGGAGACTACGAGGCTTACTACGAGCAGCACAAGGAGTACATGGACGAGTACGAGCTAAAGCTCTACGAGGATCTGAAGACCTTCGAGCACATCCAGCGCAACGACTTACCGCTACTCACCAACCAGACTGCGACTCCCAAGAAGGAGATCGAGGAGGAAGAGGAATGAAATCCGTACAAGATTACATGCTGCACTTTCTCGACGAGAAGGCATCCGAGTTCAAGACCCTCAAGAAGTACCAAAAGCCCCTCACCGACGAGGAGCACAAGAAGGTCATGGACGCCGAGGCCGTGTGGCACAATGGCATAGGCGGGAAGACCGTCCCTGCGGTGTGGAAGTCGGTTCACCCGGAATCCGGGAAGGCGACCTACGTCTGTAACACCCACCGTGCCTACAACACCGCTCCGACGGTCGAGGGTGCGATCGGTCGTTTCCACAAGTTCATCAAGGGGACGGCATGAGATCGTTAGGAAGCAAGCAGAAAGAAGAGAAGCTGCCGAAGAGCAGAGAGACCAATGCGTACTCGCTCTACGGCAAACCGGCCTTCTACGCAATCTTCAACCTCGAAGAGAACGAGAAGAACAAGACGAAGTTCATCCAGACGGTCGAGGGGATGGTCAGGACGTCTCACGAGTACAGGAACTTCCTCAACTACCTGAAGCAGGAGGCGCAGCTGACCTACTGTTCCATCCTGAACGGGCTGAAGGACGAGGATCTGAAGGACATCTCGCTGGAGATCCATCACTACCCGTACACTCTGTACGACATCACGGAAGCGGTCATCAACCGCCACCTGATGAACCAGTTAGACTTCACCCGGCTGAGCATCGCCAATGAGGTCATGAATCTTCACTACATGCTCCAAGTTGGACTCGTGCCGCTGACGCTGACGATGCACCAAATGGCCCACACCGGGAACATCCTCATCGACATGGAGCACGTCTTCGGAGACTACAAGCAGTTCTCCAAGGACTACGATCTGTATCTGTCCGAGGACGCCAAAGGCCGGTACATGCACTACTTCACGAGGAACAAGAACAAGGAACTCATCAAACAATACAACATGGACAAGCTGACGATCAACCCGAAGCTGTTCCAGCTCGAAGACAGGACAGAAGAGGAGCCGAACGATGAGCTTGAAGAAGATTTTTGACGCCATTTTCTCTGTGTTCCGGAGAAAGCCAGCACCCCCGCCGTCGCTGATTGCAGTGAACTTCGAAAAGGACATGGAATGTCTGTTTTCGATCATTTCCACCTACATCGAGAACGAGCGGTTTAAGATCACCATCTCGCAGAAAAAGGTGCTGTCCGACAGCGACCTTCTGGAGGTGTGCAACTCGGTGACTGCCAAGACCGTGACCGTGATCTCCGACGACTACAAGCGAGTCCTCGCCAAGTACTTCCGTGAGGAAGAAATGATCGAGTTCATATCGGAGATCGTTGTCCGCAACGTCGTCCAGCTCGGCCTTGAGATCAACAGGAAGACTCTTTCCTAAAAAAAAGAACCCATACCCGCAAAGGTATGGGTTCTTTCATGTCACTTGATGAGCTCTATGCTAATCAGTTCTTCGGTGACAGGGTCAAAGGTGAATTTGACGTTCGGCTTACCGGCTCCCCCGAAATTGATGGAGTGACCGTTCTTGTAGTTGACCTCAGAAAGCTGAATGCATCTGTTCAACACAATGTCCGGTGTCTTCGGAGGTTTGAAGTAGTTAACCATCCGACCACCGGCAGTGTCGGTGAGCACCTTCAGGTCGCCACGCCAGAAACGCATGGACTTCTCTTTCTGGAGGAGTTCGTGGAGCTCGTTCGGGATCCGAACTCCGATCGGTTTGTCACGCAGAGGGCGACTGTACTCGTCCGGAACCTCGCCTTTCGGCTGACGATCCCAATACTCCTTGACATACTTCGTGCATTCCTCTTCAGAGACGTGGATCGAGGTGCCGTCAGGTCGAGATCCCCAGCCTCTTTCCGACTCTTCCCAATCCAAGAGGTACGCGATGTGAACTTTGTCGTCAAAAGTGATGCTCATGATTTCTCCTTTATCAAAGCATGATCTTCATCATCGGCATGATGATGTGTTGGTAGTTGCTCTCGATGTGCAGCTCGTCGATCATGTCGTCGTTTACCACATCGAGATAAACATGGTGGCCCATCATTTCCTTCTGAAGCTTATAGGAATTGACAGCGTTGAGCTCTCGGTAGTACGTGTGAGACAGCTCCCTAGTCACGTACGCTTGTCTCAGATCCCGGAGGTACTCGAAGATGAAGCGTTTCGGCTTGTACTCGCCGAACTCCATCAACTTTCTTATCTCCTCGATCAGGGTGTCCCGAATGTCGATCTCCGAGTCGAGACCCTTGAACCAGAATCTTCCGGTCTTCGAGTTCAGGAAGAATTCCTTCTTCTCAAGGAGCATGTACGACGTGGCCTCTTCTCGCAGAGTGAACTCGACGTGTTCGCCGAACCTCGTCTGCTCGATCGGGCTGTTGTAGAGGGTGATCGAGTCCTTCTTCACGCTCAGAACCTTGTCGTCCTCGACTAGATTCTCTTCCCGGAACATCGTCACGTACTTCCGGAAACCCTCGAAGAGCTCCTTGGTGAACTCTTTGTGCTCTCCTGCGTACTTGCCGATCTCGATGTGTCGGCGCTTCTTGTCCAGGGTCTTTAGATATCTTAAGAATTTCGTCGGCAGCAGGCCCTCGTTACGAGAGATCGAGTACCCGCCTTCAACGATATCGTACTCGCAGATCCTTTTGTTCCGCAGGTACAAAACGTCCTCGTTGAGGTACGTCAGATCGCCTAGTTTCTTTGCCATCGTCGCTTTCGCCGATATATGATTTTCGTGTTATAATACGCTGTATCGCGTACTATCATCAGGTTCATGATATATGCTTCATCGAACCGTCGAAACGCCGATACAGAGAATGGGGTAACAGCATGTTATACGCGGCTCTTTTGAACGACAAGAAAGGAAAGAAATGCTGAAAGTCAGACCACGCGACATCCAGAGTGACTTCAACGAGAAGGCGCTCGTGACCAGTCACGAAGCCATCGACAACGACTCTCGCTTCACGCAGAACGGCGTGTTCTCCGAGAAGATCTTCGGTTCCCTCTCCAACGGGATCGACTACGCCTGCGACTGCGGGAAGTACCAAGGCGCGTTCAACCTCGGCTACAAGTGCGAGTGCTGCGGCTCGAAGGTGGTGTTCAAGGGTCTGCAGCTGGCCAAGGAGGGCTGGATCGACCTCCGCCACACCATCATCCATCCTGTGTTTTACCGCTATCTGAAGAAGATCATCGGCGGCACGACGCTTCAGGAGATCCTCAACTACCGGGTCAAGATCCACGTCAACGGCACCCCGATCGAGCCTCCGATGGAAGCTCCGTTCAAGGGAATCGGCATGGTCCGGTTCATCGAGAACATGGACGACGTCGTGGACTTCTTCATCAATCGCAAGAAGGACACGGCAAAGTCGAAGAAGAAGGACTGGCAGTTCTTCCTCGCCAACGCCGACATTGCTTTCATCGACAAGTTCCCGATCATCAACAGCCGTCTGCGCCCCGGCAGCGTGATCAACGGCGAGTTCCAGTTCGACGAGATCAACAACCTGTACAACGCGCTGATCCGCAACTCGAACACTCTGGAGAGCATGACGGAGATCGAGGCCACGGACGCCAACAACCTGCCTCTGATCTACAAGAACCAGATGCTGGCAAACGAGGTCTTCGACACCATCCTCGAAACACTATCCAACAAGGAAGGCTTCATCCGGAACAGCCTGATCGGCTCCCGCCTGAACCTCTCTGCGCGGAACGTGATCACGCCGCTCTCCGGCAAGTACAGCATGGACGACTGCGTCATGCCCTACAAGACGGCGATCGAGCTGATGAAACCGCTGATCATCCGCAAGCTCTGCAAGATCAAGCGGATCACGGTCCATCAGGCGCTCAAGGTCTGGTTCGACGCCACGCTGAAGTACAACAAGCTCGTCCACACGATCATGCGGGACATCGCCAAGAACGAGAACGTCAAGGTGCTCCTGAACCGCAACCCGACGATCAACGTCGGATCGATCCTCCTCCTGAACATCGCCGATGTGAAGGAAGACGTCACGGACGTAACGTTCTCCATCTCCAACTTGGTGCTGCCTTGCCTCGCAGCTGACTACGACGGCGACGTTCTCAACATCGTCCTTATCGTCTCGAAGCGGTTCGTGGACATGTTCGAGCCCTTCCAGCCCAGCAATCTCGTCATCGATTGCGACAGCGGGGAGTTCAACTCTTCCTTCACGCCGTTCAAGGACATCCAAGTCGGCATTCAGTCTCTGCTGAACTGAGACGCAAAGACCGCTATGGGAATTGATCCCATAGCGGCTTTTTTTTTCACTTCCCGATGAAGTTTCTGAGCGATCCACGGAACTCGTACTTCAAGAATCGGTTGCGCTTGTAGTCGTCGGGAGAGGGGATGAACCCTCTCTTGAAGAGATTTACGTTTGCGAAACTGAAGATCTCGGAGACGAACGTACTGCAGATGTACTCTTTTTCAGAGTCCTCGTCGTTCGAGAAGACTTTCGTGTTGAAGAGACGGTTCATCGTCACTCGCAAGAGCGTGAGCTTCGAGTAAACGAAAGAGCTCTTGTGCTCGAAGATGTACCTGATCCGAGCAAGGATACGGTCCTTGGCCTCTTTGGTTACTGCGATCGAGTACATGATGAACTTCGCCGCCTTGTCGAAAAGCTCCGGGGTCTCCTTGACGATCGTGTTGCTCTTCATGTCGAAGGAGAACATCTCCTTCAGGTCCCGGTCGAATCCGATCGAGACGTGGTTGTAGTTCTGTCCTGTGATCACCGACGCCACGCTGGAAAACGCCGTCTTAGTGTCCGTGATGATGACGTAGATCTTCTCGGTGGCCTCGGCGACGAGAGCCTCCTCCAGATAGATCGCTTCTTCCGTCAAGTACGTCAACAGCTCGTTTGTTGCTGTAACTGGCATGATTACCTCTGATTCTTATCCTATTAAAAAGTTACCCGAACAACAACGAAATAACCATATCTCAAAGGGAAATTCCGATGGCAAAGCTGAGAGCGACCGTGTACCCCACGGTCGGATCCGGGATACTCCTTGGCAGCATCACCGGCATCATGAAAAACCACATCCTTTCGAAGCTCCCGAAGGGATACATTAAGTACACGTACATCAAGAACTCCATCTCCTCCGTCACAGAGCAGGCGAACAACGAGGAAGACAATCTGGTGAAAGAGAAGCCCGCGCTGTCTCTCGGTCTCAACTACTCCTACAACGATGCAGTGTCCTACGGCGACACCTTCCGTTGGGGGATGAGCAAGATCCCGGTGAACGCATACCAGCACGACCGAATCTACACCAAGATCATGATGTGCGAGCAAGACAACATCTACCTGTCGACGATCGACGAACGGGTCAAGCTGATCTACGACGTCGGGGTACGCCTCGACTCCGAAAGCCAAGCGTACAACCTGATGCAGTACATGAGAAGCTACATCGGCGTCGGACGCCCGTACTACGTGTCTGACGCAGACATCGAGGTTCCTCTCCCTTTCGAGTGTCTCGACCTCATCGCAGCCGCAAAGGGGTTCGACCGGAGCACGAAGCAGGGAATGCAGGAGTTCCATGCGTACTTGCACAAGTGGTCTGGAGGTAGGATCACCTACAAGCGAAACCTCTCCAGCGGAAACTTCAACTATTTCATGAAGTACCGCTGTAACGTGATGTGCAAGATCCCTGATCCGCCTTCGATCGAGAAGACGACCGAAGGCAAGTCCGTCATCGACGCGATCGTCCGTTACACGGTCGAAGCGGAGTTCCCCACCTTCACCAACTTCATCACGGAGTACGAAGAATTGGACTTGACACTTCCTTCCGTGCCTCAAGGACTCCAGCCTGGAGACCGTGGAGACTCTGCAATCTACAACTTCACCTCGAAGATGTACTTCACCAGAATGAACGAGGATAAGACGCTAGCGGTGACCTTCGAGTTCATCAGCGACGTCAACACTCCTGTCGACGAGACTCCTTTCACGGACGCTCTATCCGATTCAATGTCGTTCTTCATCGAACACCAGAAGCAGTTCCTGAAAGATGACCCGGAAGCGGTTAGCAGGCATGTGAAGATCATCATCGCCAAGGACAACGACCTTCTCGCCGAGGGAACTGACTACGAAGTGGACTGGGAGACATACTGCGTGAAGCTGGAGCACCCTTGGTACAACTATACGTATAAGCTCGGCATCTACGTCGATCTCGTGAAGTACAACGAGGTCATAGAACTCCACAACTCTCTCACCTTGAACCAGAATGCTGCGGTAAAACGCATTGCCGAGATCAAGGAAGACGTTTAACAGCAAAGCTAACAATGTTTTAGTTAGTTTTTCCTATCTTTCTCTAAGGAAATGCCATGCCTCTTGCAACCAATTTCCGCCGCGACTTGGCGGGCAAGGTCTACTCACTGAGCCAGTACGCTGCCCTTCAGCCCGTGGCCGACAAGAATTACGATGTCGCAAAGATGAACGAACGGTTCATCAAGCTGAACAACGCCGTCCGTGTCTGCTTCGACGCGATCGCCGACATCGCATCTCGCGACAGCTCTTTCCTGCCGTCGTTCTTCCAAGGCTTCGTGAACCCGGTGTACGTCAAGTCCCAAGCGTACACCGACAAGTCCATGTACAAGCTGATCAACGGCTTCAACACGAACGGCACTCCTGTCACATTCCCGGAAGAACGGATCGTCTACTCCTATCCGGACGTTGGCGATATCACCACCGAGGACTACGAGTATCTGCTGTTCAAGAACGGCGAACTAATGGACTCTACCCTGTACGCTGTCGACAACAGCGCATTCGGTATGAAAGCCTACGTCAAGTCGTCTGCCGTGGCAAACAACGACGTTATTACTCTGGCAGTTCATCGTGTCTTCAACCGAAGCTACCAGATGTGGAAGTACGTGTTCTCCGCTGCAGCAAACGGTCTGGACACGATCATCGACGTCAGCGCCAACTTCCCTAGCTTCTACGATGTTCGTTACCTGAAGCTGGCAGTTCGCAAGTCTACTGATGCAGATTACGATCTGATCGACCCGTCCAAGTACAGCATCGTCTATGACTCCGCCAACCAAAAAGCAAGAGTCGTAGTGAACAGCGCCGTCGCCTTTGCCAAGTTCGACACGCTCATCATCTATGATTGTACTTCTTTCTGGAAGACAACGATCACCGGGACGAATTCTTCCGGCGGGGACGCCCCGATTCCGAAGGTTCCTCTCACTCAGACAATTGCCAGCACTGGCGAGAACGTTCCCGTCGGAGTGCTGCTTTACCGAGACCTCGATATCTGGCTCAACGGTCGTCATTTGATTCCCGGTAAGCATTTCGTGATCTCGCCGGGATACCAAGAGAACAGTAACCGCTGGTCGATTGACTTCTTGATCTCGGTCCCGAATGGAACGACATACCGCCTCGACATCATCAAGAACGTACCTTTCTCTGACACCGAGACCGTCTACGTTGTGAAAGATGCTCTTGACTCTAAAGGTATTGAATACGTCTCGGACAGCAAGTATCCTGTCTTGCCCGGACTTGGCGAGATGTATATCAACGGTCGGTTCATCGACCCGATGAACATTACCGCCGCGCACAAGCAAGTTCTAGTCGTGAATAACGTCAAGGAGACGAAGGACTTCTTCTTCAAGATGTCTCCTCCTGTCACAGTAATCACCAGCGGGATGCTCTCTGAGCACATGAACCGTGTCACTGAATTCGACCAAACGGTCGAGGCTCTTGGTGGCGTGGGCGAACTCATTGCCAGACTGAAGATCGGGCGCAGTGACCTCTCGGTTACTGACAAACCGAACGTCCTATCGACCGTTGGTGGTACTGCGATTGATCCGATGTCGGTAGCAGTTGAGGATGTTGTCAAGTACGTTCAGAAGGTGATCGCAGATGCGTTTACTGCAGGTACGGCGATCTATAATTTGGACGCCTACAATACTGCGATGATCGACACGAATGCAATGTGGGATATCTCCATCCTGACCTCCGATCCGCTGCTTGATGCTAACGTCTACATCCCAAGCCAAGTTGTTCTTGACGCAAACACCTGATAGGCGAGATCAATGAAGAAATCGATTAGAGACACCTACGTCTACAAGGTATTGGACCTTGAGACGACCATCAAGAACTGTGGTGTGGTGAACTCCGATCTCCAGAAGTACGCCCTGAAACCCGACGTCGTGGAGGCGATCCTGAACGAATTCAAGTTCAAGATCAGCTTCCCGGCCAAGGTCCGGGTGATCGAGGAGATCAAAGCAGGGCGCATCACCTTCGTCGATACCGAGCTGGTGAGCGCCCTTCCGACTTGGATGGTGAGCACGGACGGCATGTCGGTCAAGACTGCGGTCGTCAACCTCTTCGGCAAGATGAAGATCAAGGAAGACGGCACAGCGCAGTTCAACTCCAGAGAGATCTTCGCTCTGGCCGTGATCGCGCTGACCGTTCGAGACTTCTACCAGAACGAGAAGAAGGTCACGTACAACCTAAACGTGACCAAGCTCGCGGTCAAGATCTACGAACGGATGATGTATCGGGTGCTCGACACCCTGTACTCTCTGGACGTCGGTCCCGAGTGGCTCCGGGCTTCGGTGCGGATGAACCTTCGCATGTTCTGCGCTGCGTACGTGATGGAGAAGCACTTCAACTCCGGCACGGACTACGACAACGTGTACAACTACATCCTTCAGGACATCCCGAGGTCCAAGGAGATCTTGACGAGAGCCAGCAACGACTCCGGCATGTCTATGGAGTGCTTCCAGAGTCTGCCAGCGTTCATCGAGTTCCTGACCAAGATGCACCCGATCCTGAAGGACCTCGACATCACCACGTTCCTCCGCAAGTACATCATGATGTACGGCGAGCGGGCGCTGCTGATGATCGAGAACTACCACTACTTCTTGGCGTACATCTTCTCGGTGACCCTCAGCGGGAACATCATCAAGGACTTCGCGCTAGAGACTTCGGTGGGCAAGGAAGGCATTCAGCTGTACAACACTTACTTCGACCTGATGAAGTAAGCGAGAGATACCGATAGGGGACGATCCCCTATCGGTCTTCTTTTTTCTTCCATGACGCATCCCGGTTCGGCATCCAACAGCGCCTTAGAATTACTATTGGAGTTTCCCTATGTTCCAGCGAATTGGCGAGGCGATCGACGCCTTCCGCTTCAAACGCAAGATTAAGGCCGGGGGATCCCTGACCCCTCTGGAGGCCCTTAAAGTCGCCAGTAGCCCACGCCTTGCATCCGAAATCGAGTCGCTAGGGGTACCAGTCGTGGTCCACTTCCCGCCCAACGTGCTAGTCAGGGGGCTGGAGAACTTGGCGTTCGAGGGCTCGGTCCGAATCCACTCGACAAGAAACATGATGATCTCGTCTGCATCGAGGCTCCACATCAACCCGAAGCGCGTGAAGCGCCTCCAGTCGATGTCGGCCAGAGAAATCGATGCCTACGACACAGCCGTTCTCGAAGAGCAGAGAGCTAGAGAGACCGTGGTCCTCGGCAGCGACTCCGGCATCGGCGCGGTTCCCTGCAAGCAAGGAGACTGCGGATGCCCGCAGTAGTTAGGCTCGGAGACACCTGTACGGGGCACGGGTGCTTCGGTTCGAGAGCCAACGACCAAGGTTCCGGTGACACTTTCGTCAACGGAATCCCAGCCCACAGACAAGACGACCACTGGATTACCCACTGCTGTGGGCCTCCGTGCCACGACTCGACACTGGCTTCCGGCTCCCCTGACACCTACGTCAACGGGAAGCAGCTCGGAAGAGTAGGAGACCCGATCGCCTGCGGCAGCGCATGCGCCGTTGGCTCGGGCGACACATTCTGTAACTGAAAGAGAAAAACCATGATGCAAGAAAACAAAGAACACATCGCACGGATCGCCAAGGTCTGCCACGAAGTCAACCGCGCCTTCTGTCTCGCTTACGGTGACACCTCCCAGCCAGCTTGGGCGGATGCCCCGGACTGGCAGAAGGAAAGCGCCATGAGCGGCGTCAAGTTCCACATCGCCAACCCGGAGGCAACCCCGGAGAACAGTCACGAGTGCTGGATGGAGCAGAAGCTGCGCGAAGGCTGGGCGTACGGCGAAGTCAAGGACCCGGAGAACAAGCGCCATCCGTGTCTTGTTCCCTACGAGAATCTGCCTCCCGAGCAGAAGGCCAAGGATTATCTCTTCCGTGCGGTGATCCACGCCATGCACACCACGACCGTCCTGATGGGGTCCGAGAACCACACCGGCTGGAAGCTGGAGGAAATCCTCGACCAGCTCGCGCAGGAAGTCGCCGCCAAGACCCTGAAGCTCAAGAACGACCAGAGCAACCTTGCTCGGTTCGTTGCAGGCAACAACGCCGTCATCGTCACGCACCTTGAGAACGCCGCAGCACTGCAACGTTCGTCTTACCAAGCACTCGATGCCCACAAGCCGAATCAGGGTCCTGCCGGGGAGCCGCGCATCGGAGGTGTCTGATGACCGCGCTGCGAGCTTTTCTTGCTTGCTTCGGTCTCGACCTGCCTCTGCTGATTGCAGCCGTGAAGGATTTCATCTCGAAACCTCCTCCTTGGACTCAGTTTCAACTTGAGCTCTCCTTCCTGTCGCAGCACCGCCGCAAGAGGAAGTAAAAAAAAAACCCCCTACGGCCTTTCGGTCGTAGGGGGTTCTTTATCAGACGATGATGTCCTCGATCTGGTCCAGCTGGTCCGACTCAAGCGTGATGCCCATGCCAGCGAAGAAGGAGCGGATCACCTGTGCTGCGTTGGTGATCATCTTCTCGCTCTTGCCGTCGCCCGCAACGCTGTCAATCCGGTCAGGATCGACGCGAAGCAGCTTCTGGAGCAGATTGCGCCGCTCGATGTTGTGCGAGGAGTAGTGACGGAGGAAGTTGATCACACCACTCGCGCCGCCTTCTTGGTTCGCCAGCAGCAGCATGTTGAACAGCTCCTGCTCGCCGAAGCGGATGGGGCTGTTGTTGTGCGGAGCGGTTCCCTTCTTGTACATCTCGTTCGACTTGAACGGGACGTTGAGCAGGCTCACCTGACCGGCGGACCGGGCGGAGAACTTACCGATCGCCTCGTGGCGGAGCTTGATGAAGTAGAGCGACCCGAACACGAGCGGCTGCTCGATCCCGTCGAACTTCAGCTTCTCCACGCCGAAGTGGTTGTACAGCTCGATCATCTTCTCGGGGTTTGCGTTCTCGAAGAATGGAGGCTGATGGATCAGCAGACCATTCTCCCGGACGTCGGCGACGTATGCTGCGATGGCCTTGGCGTCGGTGCCGAGTCTCTCTTTCAGGAACTCGCCTTGGCCGGTGCCGATGATCTGGTAGAATTCCAGAATGTCGGACCAGAGACTGGCGACTCCCTTCTTGTCGTCCGGGTACTTCTTAACGATCTCGTCGGCGATGAAGTTCAGCTCGTGCTCGTACAGCTGCGAGATGTTGCAGCGACCGACGACGCCGAGACTGTTCAGCACCACGTCAGGGATTTCCCCGGTGTCGGAAACGCGGGGCATCTCCTCATCGGGAAGGATCTTGGAGATGACGCCTTTGTTGCCTACCCGCCCGGTGATCTTGGAGCCGACCTTGAGGGGGACGGTTTCGCGGATCTTGAAGCGGATGATCGTGCCTTCGAACTCCGACTTGTCGTAGCTGAATTTCTTGCCAGACAGGTAGTCGGTCGCCTTCTGGTACAGGAACCCGCAGTCGTCGCGGAGAGCGTACCCTTCAGCCTTGAAGCTCTCGATCGTCTCCTTGATATCTTTGTACAGGTCCCGGCGAGAATCCAGCAGCGTCTTGATCGGCGCGTTGTACTCTTGCTTCAGCTCGTCTTCCGACAGGTTGGAGAAGATCTCGATCGACTCGACCACGCCGTCAAAGTAGAACAGCGTGTCGTTGTTGACGTCCATCTGGCGGTCGTTCTCCTTGAAGTCCGTGAGGACCGTGGAGTAGTTGATCCGGCGACGGGAACAGAGCACGCCGTTCTCGATCTCTTCGCCGACGTTCGGGAATGGCTTGTAGTTCGTCTTGTCGCCGTACAGGTTGACCAGAACGTCGTTGTTGTTTAGGGACACGATGGCCTCGTGGACCGCAGTGTGCCCGAGCTTCTTGGAACCCGTCTCGCTGATGATGATGCCGTCCTCGAAGGTCAGACCATCCTTTGCTAGGAAGATCGTCTTCAGGTTGACGCCGTACTTCAGGTTCAGGTGCTCGTCGTACATGTTGTTGTGCGAGATGAGCGTCCCGGCCTCGACTTCGTCGCCCGGCTCGGTCTCCGGCATGACGAAGTTGTTGGCATAACCGTACGACTCGGTAAGACGAGTGGACGACGTGTGGCACACCACGTCCACAGTCTGATCGTCGTACGCGAAGAACAGGTAGCGTTCGTTCTCGCCGAGCGCAATCTCGGCGATAAATGTGGCTTTCTCCTTGAGGGATACGTAACCCATCCCCTGAGAGTATTTGCCGATCTGGTTCTCGAAGCGAGTGAAGACTCGCGGCACTTCCCCACGGTCCAGCGTCAGAAACTGAGCGAGGTGGGAGATGAACATGTTGAGTCGACCGCCGTCGCACTTGTTGACGTTGGGCGTCAGCAGGTCTTCCCCGAGGAAGTAGTGCTTCGCCCTGCCGTCTTCGCGGACGTACTGGTCAGACTGAGTATCCGACTTTTTGACTGCTTTTTTCTTCGCCATCCATATCTCCTATGCGGACGTGGTGTTTCTTGACAGGTGGTGCCGACTTGTTGACACGAATGATCGTGAAGGTCGGAGTGAATTCGCAAGGGATGTCGCCAGCTCTCAGGCCGTTCCCTTTTCTCCATGTTACCCGCTTCTTCTTGTGGTCGGCAGGAGTGCAGCCGACGACGTTGTGGACGAAACAGGGATTGGTGATGTACGACGTCTCAGTCTCCCGCAAAACCGGGATGACGTAGATCTCTAGGTTATCTGATGCCCGCCCGTCAGGGAACATTTCCCTGACTTCTAAGTACTTCTTGTTCATTTTCTTATCGGACGCCTATGCGAGAGGATCATGGACCCGTAGGCCCATGATCATCATATATCTCAGTCTTCGAACTCTTCGTCCATGTCTTCCTTGGAGGACACGGCTTCCGACGAATCTGCGACCTTGGCATCGATGAAGTGGCCGAACTTCTCGGTCACGAGCTCATCGAAGCTTTCACGGAAGGTCTCGTTACCTGCGTAGGTCTTGGCGAACTCGCGCTGCGTGAAGCGGACGGTCTCCAGATTCGGCAGATTGAAGCCCTTCGAGCCGCCGCCCTTCAGGATGCTCTCTTCCTTGAAGTAATAGACGCTGGTGAAGGCGTCGTCGAAGCCGCGCTTGGAGTGGTACACCAGCGGCAGCGTCAGGGCGTTGTAGCCGGAGCGGGACTTCAGGATGCGGCAGTTCACGACGCGGCCTTGGAAGTAGAAGTCCTTGTCGTCCTTGAACTCCTTGCCAGCGGTCAGCTTGAACAGGTAGGACGACATGAAGATGAACTTGTTGCCGCCGCTGATGGACTCGTCGTCGCCCAGACCCGGCAGCTGGACCTTGCGCGGGGCATAGGGATTGATCGAGATCTTGGTGCCGATGTGGCCAACGGCGAGGATCGTGATGTTGTAGGCTTCGAGGAAGTGCTCGATGGAGGTCAGGAACGCGCCGTTCGACTTGGCGATCTGAGCGGCCACCATGTTGTTGTCGAGTTCCTTGTTCTCCAGCAGTTCCTTGGAGCGCATCGCCGACACGGAGTCGATGATGATGACGGTGGGCGGGAAGATCTTGACTTCTTTGCCTTCGAGGTCGAACCAGTCCACGAGGTCGTCCTTGGACAGCTCGCGCTTGGAGTCGACGATGTCGAAGATGAACTTCTTCAGGAACTCCGCAGTCATGTCTTCTTGGTTGAAGATCGTGAAGCGGTCTTCGTACTCCTCGTCCGTGATGCCGCAGATGTTCTTGATGCGGCTGCGCGGGTCGGTCGAGGAACGCTCGAAGTCGGCGAGGATGACGTCGCCGTTCAGGTCCTTGGTCATCGCGTTGGCGATCTGGAGCATGAGGGTGGTCTTACCCGATTGGGAGTGGCCGACCGCCATGTGGATCTTGCCCATCGGGACGCCGATGTTGTAGTAGGTGTCGCCTTCGGCCACGTTGGTGGCGAGGGTGCCGCACTGGTAGTCCAGCAGGTTGATCCCTGTGGGGACGAACATGGTCTCGGCGACGGAGCCGGGAGTCTGCTTCTTCAGGACTGCCTTTTTGGTGTCTTTGATCTTCTTGCTGAGAATGCCCATTTTGTTTCCTTGAGAAGATGGCGGGTCTCCCCGCCATGAGTTAGCCCTTGATTTCGTCTAGCAGCTTGGAGACGTCGAGCTGCATCGGGTGCAGGTTGATCTTCATCAGAACGTTGCTCCAGTTCGGGTCGTCGTTGGTGCTGAAGATCTCCAGCGCCATGAGGAAGTCGCCGAAGCCGAGAGCTTTGCCGTTGCTGGTCACCGTCTTGTTGAAGACGTGTTCGAGGAAGCGATCGCCCTCGCCGGGTTGGTCGAGGCTGAAGGTGTCCTCGAAGACCGAGGATGAACGTTCAAACTTCAGATCCGAGTTTTCGCTCTCCGAGTAGAACCCGAAGAAACGACGAGATACGCAGATCAGAGCCTTGTCTTTGAAGAGGGACTCGATCTGTTGCAGAGTTACTGCTTCCGGGACGACGACAGTGAACTGCAGTCCCATCTGGAAGAAGTGCTCGCGAACGCTCGGCGACAGCAACGGGGTGATCCGCTCGGCGATCATGCGCTTGAAGTCAATGACGCCGTCAGATTGATTTGAACCGGACATTTTTTCCACCTTCGATAATGTTTTGGATGTGAGACAGGGAAGTTCTTCCGCCGGACGCAGCGTAGTGACCGCCTCCGTTGAAGTGTGCTTTCGCGATTTTAGAGACATCGCAATCTCCGTCGGGCTTGCTGCGAAGCCCGACTACTACATCGTTATTCCGATTGGAGAAACCCCAAATCAGGGCGAAATCGACTTTCTCCACAAGGGCATTTCCCAGCTCAGAGGTGAACATGGGACTCGCGTTGATCACGAGACCTTTGTATCCATCGATCTCGACCATCTTCAGGAAGTCGCCCTTCAGCTGGTCGATGTACTGGTCGTAGAGGCGGCACATCGCCCATCCCTCATTGACGAACTTGGTGTAGCAGACCTCGCTCGTCCTGAATGAGTCGTAGAGCGAGTCGTACACGTCCATCTTGGTCGGGAGCGACATCAGGTTCATCATGAACGGACGCGTCTCCTTGTACTCCCAGCGCCACAGGTCGCGGTCTTGCACGAAGCGCACGACGTCGGGCATGATTTCCTTGTCGCCGACGAAGTAGTTCCATGCCATCCCGGCACCGGAGTGGTCGTTGTCGAGTTCGATGTAGAACTTCTTCTCGACGAGCTGGGTGAATTCGATGGATTCGATCAACTTCATGTAGAACTTCTTCTGGCAAACCTCCATGAACTGATCGTACTTGATCTTGCCGTCGAGGTAGTCGCGGATAAACCCGATCTCCTCGAAGGCAGTCTTGTGGTGATCCAGCAGCACCGTGTTCTTGGCGGTCTGGATGATCTTCCGCAGGCCCTTGATGGGGGAGAGCGAGAAGTCGACGATGTAGACAGTCTTTCCTTCGAGGTCCTCGACTCGGACGGGATTTTCGGCGTCCTCGATCAAGTCCTTCACAGAGTAGTCCACGTTGTAGCGCATGGGGATGCACTTGGTCTTCTCGTGGCCGAGGAACTTGGACGCCACCCACGCTGCGGTGAAGCCATCGTGGCACGGGCTGTGGTAGAGGACCACGTTTTCTTGTTCGATCATCATTGCTCCTAAAAGAAAGTGACCTTCGCTTCCGGGCGAAGGTCACTTATCACGCAGCCACCAGTTCTTTGTTGAACGCGGCGCAATGCACCATCTTATCGATGCGGTTGTTGTACTCGGAGTCGCCGTGAGCCTTGACGTGGATGTAGCGAACCTTGTGCAGCTTCTCCTCGTTGGAGATGATCTCCTTGAAGAGTTCTTGGTTGGCGACCGGGGATCCGTTAGTGGCGTACCAGATGCCCTTGACGGCCCGCTTTTTCCACTTCTCGACGTAGACGTTCAGGGACTCGACCAGCATCTTGCTGTCCGAGTAGACGTCCACTGTGACCTGAGACAGCTTGTCAGTCTCGGCGATGTCAACGATCGCCTTCAGACCGGCGTTCAGAGCCTTCATCTCCATCACGGAGATCGTGGTCTTCTCTTCGGTCTCCACGGTCTCGGACACCACGATGTCCTCCTCGCCGTGCTTCACGATGAGGATGAAACCGTACGCGCCTTTGCCGGTTTTCGCGTCGATGGAGCCATCCGTGTACAACTTGAAACGAGCTTTCATTTTTGGATTTCTCCTTACATGCCGAGCATGGATTTGAACTCTGCCTCCATCCGAGCAAGCTTCGTCCGGGCTTCTTGGATCATAGCGTACTTGCGGAAGAGGGTGTTTTGCATGGCGATGATTGGATCGCGCAGTTGTGCGGGAACGGTCATTTCGTAGGGTGTATCGTCTTCCGCCCAGCGTCCGACGATTTTGTCGGACTGGACAGGCTCAGCCCGCCACGGGGAAGAGAGGATAGCGCCCAGAGAGTTGAGAGGGTTCGAACCGGCGTTCCCGTCCACGCCGAACACTCGCTTGTAAGGATCCTCTTGCTGTTCGAGGATCGACTGCGGGGCCTTCGGGATCGAGACCGGGGAAGGCGGAATCGCCTTCACGCCGGTCGCATGGTCCACGCTCGGTTCGTCTTGGTCGACGTCGTAGCTGATGCCCATATCAGTCCTGCAGACCTTGTACGCCGAAGATATTGATGCCGTTCGGGACGGCAACCGGCAGGTTCATGATCTGATTGTCCCACTGCTGGGTCAGGGTGACCTTCGCGCCTTCGTACCAGTCGTTCAAGTCGAGGTGCTGGATCGGGTCATAGCCCTTGGCGATCAGAGTGCTGGGGTGAACGAACTGCTCCAGCAGGGAGCCCTTCTTCCAGTCTTGGGAGCCGTCTTCGCCGTCAGTGACGGTCTCGCGGTCGATCAGCTGGTTCAGCTCCTCGCGGGTGTCGGCACGGACCACCGGCAGGACGGATTCTTCGTTGATTTTCAGGGGGAGCGCCAGAACGTGCTGTTCGGTTTTGCGGTTGTTGCTATCCACTTTGATGCCCTTTCTACTTCAGTTTGAACATTTTTGGTTTGATGAGGTCCTTTCGAACCCCGAAGTCCTTCTGCCCTTCCATCTGGTTGTAGCAGATCCGGATCTTGTTATACCGCCATTCCGGGAGGATGAACTGGTAGTCGTCCAGCGACACGTCGTTGTCACTGTATATCGTCAGGTTCATATTTAGGAACCCCATCCGCATTAGCATCGTGGGGAAGAGGTTGAAGCCTTTCCCGTTGATCGCACAGAAGACGTGGTTCTTATTCTGCTTCCCGGCGAAGAAGTTGTTGTAGACTGAGAGGAGGTCGAAGACTCCCTCGGTCATCACGACGTTTACTTCAGGAGCCATCAGCTCCAAGTCGCTCCGGATGGTGTAGATTTTGCTGCCCTCCCCGAACGGGTCGAGACATATGGTCTTGAACCTTCTCTTGAAGTCGCCGTCGATGTACCTGAACGTCGCATGGGAGCAGTCCCGAGACAGCCAACCAAGGCCGAACTTGTCGACGAGGTAACAGTCCTTGGACATCCGATCATCGTCAAGAAGCTTCTCCATGCCGTTAAGCACGAGGAAGTCCTCCAGAGAGCCGATGATTCGGTACTTCAGCAGGTCGTCCCTGCCGAAGGGCACGCCGAGTCGGTCCTCCATGTACTTCAGCTTCTTCTTGAACGAGCCGGTCAGCTGGTACTTGGGGAACTTAGGCTTCTTGAACTTCAGGTACGAGAGGCTGCTGCCGTTGACGGTAGTATTGCTCTTGTATCTCTTTACTTCCTTGTGGATGCCGAGCGCGATCTCGTCGTCGAAGACGCCGATGTCGTTCAGCACGTCATCATTGAGGATGCCAGACGTCTCGCAACGCTGGCAGAAGAAAGAGTACGGCGCACTGACAGATACGTACAGGTGCGCGTGAGTTTTGTCGCGTATCGAATCCCCGCAATAAGGGCAGCGTAGATTCAACTCCGTCTTGTTGGCGTTGAAGTACGCTACCCTTTTTGCTTCACGGAGGGCGCGATACAGGTCATCTATAAGCGCCATGCGCCCTCCTTTCCGGTCAGTAACGCTCCAGGAAGGAAAGGATTTCCTGGATGATGCCGCGCTGGTTGCCTTCGGTGTCGATGAACTTCTGGAGGTCTTCTTCCTCGTCTCGGAACCCCTTGACGCAGGTGAACTCCGTATTCATAATATCTCCGATAAAGGAGATTAGCATCTTGTTTTCTGCGAGCTTTTCCTTGACGAGCGGGAACCGGTTCAGCAGGGCGCGGTACGAACGGGATTGCAGGACTTCTCCGATCAGCTTGCCCCGATTGAAGCTCTTCTTGTTCTCCTTCGGCTCGGTGGAGGAGCCGATCATGGCGGCGAGGCTCTTGTAGTTCTTCTCGATGAGGAACTGACGGGTGATCATCAGCAACCAGATGTACTCCTCCCGGTTGCAGAGCGTCACGTTGATGCGGTCCTTGCCGTTGACGTAGTAGTCGATGAGGCGCATCTGTACCTGATTCGGAGCGATGTTCTCGGCGAAGTACTCGTGTTCTTCCTCGGAGAAGCGAATCTTGTGCTTGTCAATGAAGTTCCGAATCGCTTCCTTCTCGATGACGTAGGACATCTCGTTTGCGTTGACCAGACGCATTTCCATCCGGGTGAACGGGTTGATCCCTGTATCGTTGCCCTCGGTCTTGATCTGAGAGATCGGCTTGAAGGTGATCTTGATGTTCTGAGTGAAGGTGTACATCACCTGCTGCTTGATCACGACGTGCAGGAACGACACGACGGAGCGGTTGATATCCAGCTTCGGGATCGTGTCGCGGATGATCTTGCGGTTCAGGTCAATGATCAGCAGCTGGTCGTTGACAGCGATGTTCTTCAGGTAGTCCCACATCACGCGGTCAGAGTACAGCGTGTTCTGCACCGAGGAAGTGATGAAGCGGTTGATCTTGGACGGGAGGTCCACGGTCTCGCCTTCCTCGTCCACGCGGAAGACCTTGAAGATCTCCCCGAAGATCCGCACGGTCAGGTCCTGCTCCTTCTTGATGTCAAACTTCTCCATGAAGGCGCAGATCAGCGGCACCGTGAGACGGCACATGAACGACACGCAGATCAGCAGTTTGGCGTAGGAGTCCTTGAACTGCAGTTCTTCTTCGCCGTTGCGGGTCTCGATGGTGATCGTGTACTCCTCACTCACCTTGTCCCTGATGACGTGTTGCAGGGTGTCGTCGGAGATGACGTGCTCCTTGATGATATCGATCAGCTGGAGCTCGATCTCGTCGCGCTCGCCTTCTTCGATCTGGTCGATCATGATGCGAGCGGTGAGGTACTTCTCGGAGAAGTCCGGGTGGATCCGGAAGACGTACTTCATGTCGTCGATCACGCGGTCCATGATCGAGAGGTAAACGCGCTTGCGGTGCAACGGGTAGTAGTTGTAGGTTGTGTCGTCCTCCAGATCGAAGATCTCGTTGAAGTCGATGTTGAACCCTTTACCTTCGACGGAAAACAACTTCTCTATGTGCGGCATGCCCCTAATCCTTTCTGACGCTTTTTTTGGTTACTTCTTGACTCTCGTTTTGGTCTTTCTGATGGGAGACCTTCCCCTTTTCACTCGCTTCTTCTCCAGCTCCGTCACGGTGACCGTCTTCTGGCGGCTCCGCTTCTCGGCCTTCTTCTTCTCTGACTGCAGGTGCTTCTTGTTCGCGTAGTCCCGCTCGACGTCCTCGAAGCTCCGGATCGCGTTCTTGATCGAGATCTTGTTGGAGACGGTGAGGAACTTCGAGTAGTTCTCCCGCATGAAGAGTCGATTCTCTTGGATGAAGAGGATGGCGTAGACCACGCTCTTCTCGTAGTTGATCGTCTCGTCAGGATTCCTCGTCTTCGGTGGCTGCGTCAGAGCTTCCTTCGGCAGCAGCGGGCGCAGGTATTCGACCAGCAGCTCCCTCTGGTTGAACACGTACGCGTATGTGAAGACGAACGCGAAGTTGTTGCTGAAGATCTTGATCTTCTTCGGCAACAGTGAGGTTTCAAGGCTCCCGACTCCCATGAATTCGATGCAGACGTCGTATGTCACGCCTTCCACGGATTCCGAGGGAACCTTCACCGACAGTATGATCGAGTCGGAGACCTTGTATGCGTTGAAATTGAATCTACCGCCAGACTCCTTCAAGAGGTGGCGGTAGCGCCCAAAGAGAGCGTCCACGATTGCTTGACGCTGAGAACCGCTCGCTGCACCGGCACCGATCGGATTCTTCATATACGACTGCAGCGTGTACTCGTACTTTTTATTGTCCTCCATAGGAGGTTACCCCGCTTCTTCTTATGCCCTCCCCGCGAGGGGCAGGCATTATAACTCAAAATGGGTGAACGAGGGGAAAATTTGCAGATGACCGAAGGTTCCGGTCATCTGCAAACTAATGATATATCAGCACGATACGAATTGATTGATGCTCAAGAGCATCCCGACGATCGAAACAGATGCCTTCAGGATCTGGATGTCGGTGTCGATCGGTGCCAATACAGTGGTGTCCTCGATGGATTCGAGGTTCCCCGTCATGACGTTGAAAATCTTGTCGTCCACCCCTTGCAGGATGGTCCGGAAGCCTTCATGGTCTGCTTTTGCCTGCGGAGATTTGCTGGCGATGCAGAAGTAGGTATCGAAGTACACCATGACCAGACGCTGGAAGATCAGGCGGATGTACTCTTCGTCGAACTGCTGGAAGACGTAGTCGTTCTTGTAGATCGAGTCGAAGCGAGAGTTCAGCTGCTTCATGGCAAAGTACAGGTTGACGTTGCCGCCGAAGCCGTATCCCTTGTTGATGGCAGACTTGCATGCAAGGACAGCGTCCTCCACGAGGTAACGGCGGGCCTTCTTCTCCTCTTCGGTGATGCCACCGACCAGCACCTTGACCGTGACTCCGCTCAGCTTGGACAGACGGACCCGGACCGCACCGCGCTGTGCGGGCAGGTTGTTCGGGATATCGTCGTACTCTTTGTTGAGCTGCTCGACACGTTCGAGGTAGAACGGAGTGCTCTTGACGAGCCCGTCGCCGCCGATGAACATCGTCTTCGTGCCGAACAACTCGACGCTCTTACAAGCGCCAAGCTGCTCCAGCTTGAAGTTCTTCGGGTCGCGTACGCAATCCGAGTCGAGATAGATGGCGAGGTCGAGGAACTCGTTGTGAGCGTTCTCCATCGACAAGTCGTTCGCACGGATCAGAACGACCTTGTTCTTGCCCTTCAGGAAGTCCGACAGACAGTCGTTGACGGTTTCCTCGTGGGTCACTTCCACGATCGCCACGATCGGACGGTCGGGATGAGCCTTCTGGATTTCCTTGAGGTTGTCGTAGTGGTCGGGGAAGAACTCGTAGCTCATGTAGATGAGCGGTTCCTTCACGACCAGAGCAGACTTACCAACCTGATTGAAGTACAGATTGTGAATCGGACCGCGATCGAAGGTAAAGCCATAGCGAGTCGAGTGCGACAGCGGCACGTTCGAGTCGCGAGGGTCTTCCTCGATGCGGATGTCCGAGAGGTAGCTCAGCTTGTTGAACAGACCGGCAATGTAATCCCCGATCTTGACGTCGTTGTTGTTCGAGATACTGGCAATCGACGTCAGCACGGAGTGGCGGTTGCCGTCGTCGATCTTACGGCAGTTCACGGTCATGTCCTCTTCGAGGTACGTGACGATGCGTTCCAGCACGTCGATCAGCTGCTTCCGCGTGTACTTCGGAGTCTCCCGGAGACCTGACAGGTACTCATACATGAACGAGGCCGAAAGCACCGCGCTGGTGGAGCCGTCGCCGACAGTCTTGACGAGGTTGTAGGAGACGCGCTTGATCAAATCGTGCAGCGCCTTGTCCTGCGAGTTGCTGAAGCGCAGGTTTTCGAGGATGGTGTAGCCATCCTTGGTGACAGTCGGGGTAGAACCGAGCTTTTCGATCAGGGTGTTCGAACCCAGAGGACCGTAGCTCTTGACGAGGATCCCGCACAGATTAGCGAGAAAGCCCACGGTGCCTTGGTGGAACTCGTCGTCGTCTCGGACTACTCCGTCGATGCGGCGACTGTCTTCCTTGACCTCCGCCGTACTTTCTTTCTTTTTGAAAAATCCAAACATCTGCTAGTCCTTATTTTTGCTTTGACTGAGAACGGATCTTCTCCATCTCTTTTTCTTCGATCTTCCTCTTATCTTCGAGGAATTTCGACCGCCCGTTGTACAGATCGGTTAGCAAGGGAAGCTCGACATTCAGGACATCATCGAGAGTCAGTTGACCCTTGAAGATGTCGAGAGTCGCGGCAACTTGATACATGATGTTGTCCAGCGATCTCTCGACAGCGGCCTGAGGGCGTATGTCAAGGAGCTTTCTTAAGCCCTTACCATACTTAGAAAAAGGATTTCAGTCATGTCCACGACGATGTTCTTGATCTCGTGGCCGCAGTTACGGCAGGTGCAGTCGGGCAGCTTGTACTCGACCTTATACTTCTCCAGCTTGTCCTTGACGGCCTTGTCCAGAGCCTTGCGATCTTCCGGAGGCATGTCGACGATGACGCGCAGCTTGTCCTCGACGGTCTCGACCTCGATGTACTCGACTTGGCCCTGAGACATCGCGTGGATGTGCGGGATGAACATGTCACCGACGTACTTCAGGTAGGTGAAGATCTCCGGCTCGTAGTTCTTGAAGGACTCGACGCGCTGCAGGGACTTCAGGTAGTCATGCAGGGTCGGAGTGACGATGTCCATCACCACCTTGGTGCGCGGCAGGACGATGCGATCCTTCATGTTGACCACGGAGTGCTGAACCAGCTCGCTCGGATTGTAGTTCTTGCCGAGAACGTCTTGGATGTACGCTGCAGTTTCCTGCTCGTTCTTGGCCTGGATCAGCAGCTCCTTGGAGATGCGAGCCTTGTTCTCCGAGCTGCACTTCGGGCAGGTGACGTCGTAGTCGGTCTCGTTCGGGAACGTGGCGCAGTAGATGCCATAGATGAAGGTCTCGAAGTCGTTTTCCGAGGTGATCTTCAGCCAGTCCTCGAAGCGGATCTTGCCGACCGAGCTGTTGACCATGTGGTTGAAGACGAAGTTGAAGAGCTTCATGTTCTGCTCTTTCTCCGTGCCGGTGAACTTGCGCACCTTGATCATGTCGTCGTTGTTCATCGACTTGAAGGCGGCACGGTAGCCGGACTGCAGGGCGATGACGTCATACGACGGCTTCAGGAACAGAGCGTCGAGTTCTTGAAAGACGCCGAGGGGGTTGTTCACCTTGACGATCTTGATCTTGTTCAGATCGATCTGGACGTTGCCGAGAATCTGGTCGCGAGCCGTGTCCTTGGAGACCGGCTGAGCTGCCTGTTGTTCTTCTTTTTGCTCGACGACGAGCTCGTCCGAGTATGCAGCGACTTGCGGTGCGGCTTGCTCGGCGACGGGTTGCTCCGTGGTCTGAGCGACCGGCTGGTCCGTTCCCGGAACCTGTGCCGATTGGCTGTTCACCAGAGCCGTCAGCTCTTCCATCGAATTGATTTCCATTGCCATTGCGATTGCCCTTTCAGCGAAAATTTTTCATGTGGGTAATGGGAAAAACTAAGTGACTGTTTCAGTTCCTCGCGATATGCCCGTCTGCTCGCATACGAATTTTGTTCAGAGACACGAATTGTCCCTAAGCCACCAAGAGCTTAGGGACAATTTTCAGAAGTAGAAGTCGGACTTCACTCCGCCTCCGGGGGTGTTCTTCCCGAAGGTGATAGCAAATGAGTCTTTCCCATCGACGACAGACCCTAGTTTGAAGAAGACAGCAAGAAACTTCTTACCGTCCTCCTTCGAGTCCAGTATCTTGATCTCAAAGTCGGAGACCTCCTTGTTCGGGAGGTACTTGGTGACTTGGAAATTGATGCTGTCCTTCAGGTTCGACAGGGTGATGTCGTCTGCGAGTTCCCCGAGGTAAGTCCCAATGCCCACACCGGCATCGATCAGATTCGGGATGGTCCCCGGCTCCATGATGATGAGAGTCTGGAGACGCCTCGCTAGGGCGAAGAGCCCCGTGATGTTGTGAGACGAGCGGTAGGCGTCTGGGATGAACGTCACCTCGTCTTTGCGAGCGTCCACTACCATGATCAGGACTTATCGCTAATGTTGAAGGTCTCTCGCTCGCCCTTTTGCTCCGGATTCTTCTTGTTCTCCAGATGGGAAACGATATTGAAAGCCTGAGCCTTAGAGAGCAACACGTTGAGGATCTCGACGTGCTCTTCCATGTACTTGAGGTCGTTCTGAGCGACTTCGTCGTCCTTGTGCTCGTGAGCGTATTCTTTGCGCTTCTCAAGCTTCTCCTTGGCAGCTTTCAGCGCGTCCCGGATCCGCTCGATGACGTCGGTCTTCTCTTCGTGAGTGTCGATGTTGACGACGCGTTTGGCCAGATGGTCGATCTCCTTGACGGAGTACCCCTTGAGTTTGCGCGTCGCCCAGGAAATGAAGCTCTCGTAGGAGAACTCTTCGGAGAGCATGATTTCTTTAGCCTGGGATTCAAGCACTTTGGCTTCGTCCAGAATGATTGTCTTTTCGAACATGTCGGTTCCTTAAGGAATAGTGACCACCCGTAGCGTAGCAACTAGATGATCATTCGGAATCAGGTTGGCGTTCTTGTCGACGTTGGTGATGTCCACCGAGGAAAGCTGTCTTCGATTGATGTCGATCAGACCTCCGTTCACTAGGCGGAACCCCTTCTCGTAGAGTTCATCGGGAATATCGAGGAACGCCATGATGTTTGGGTCGGAGCTTCGAACCCTTTCAAGAGTAGGAATGCTGAAGATCTCCCCTCTGGTGACGACGTACTTGCCAAACATCGTCTTCCACACACTGACCGAGAAGTTGGTGTGGATCATGAGGTCTCGCTTGGCATGCACGTCGTTCTTCCACTCCAAGAAGTTACCTTGGAACATGCGATCTTTCATTTGCTGGTCGAGATCGATCACGCCCTTTGTGTCCATCCCCTCGAAGATTTTCTCGTCGAGATCGAACGTCAGGATTTCTTTTTGGAATAGGTCGAAAATCTCCGGGTAGCTCAGAAATCTCATCTTGCTTTGTCCTTTTAGTTATGCGGAGAGCACCTTGTCTTTGAAGTAGACGTTGAAAGGAGAGTACAGCTTGTCGTTCACCTGAACGAAGTCGAAGCCCTCGGCGACAGCGGCGTCTGCCTTCAGCTTTTCTTTGTACTCGTCTCTCTTTTGGTAATGCTCGTTGCCGCCTTTAATCTCTATGATGAGGTTGAGCGAGGGGATGTAGAAGTCAGGCAGGTAGAACCTCGTCTTCTCTCCATCCTTGTAGTAGATGGTGGGGGGCTGAGTCAGGTATTCGGACTTGAATCCGTACACCGTCTCGATGAAGTGCAGGAAGTGCTGCTCGTAGAGCCCCGTGATCTCGGTCGTCGAGCCATCCAGCCAAGTGTAGACTTGACCTATGCTCCTCCCGGCCAGCATCTTCTGCTGGTGCTCCGGGTCGTCGGTCAGGGCGGTCTTGCCGTACTTCTGCATCATCCGGGCCTTGAACTCCTCCCGGTACTGCTTCCGCTCCGCCTCATCAGCGAACCGCTCGTACCTCTCGGTGACGGGGTTCCACGCAGTGGGCTTCCCAGAGATAACGCTCTTGCCCTGTGTCTTGCCGTACTTGACGAAGAACCAGAAGCGGGCAGGATCGTCCCAGCCCAGGTTCTTTATCTCAGTACTCTTGTTTTGTTCGATGTACGAGTAGAGCGCCTGCTTGTTAGGGAAGCTCTTACCCTCGTACCTGATTGATTTTCCAATAGCCATTGTCTTCTCTCAAGAAAACTGTCCTATGAAACCTTGGACGAATTTCGTTACTACTACTTTGTTATGATAAATAATAAAAAAACATAAGAATAACACAAGGATTTTCATGCAATCCTTATCCATTTGATATTTTGAGGAAGAGAATTATGATTACGATGCTGATGAAAAACTGGCGCATGCTGATTGGTGTGGTCCTGATTCTCCTGATCGGCTTTCTGCTGTACATGTGGAAGAGCACCGAGAGCGAGATGAGAGTCAAGGTCGCCGACATGAACGCCACCATCACGACCATGCAGTCCACGATTGATCACAACAGAGACGAGCTCCGGAAGTTGGAGCAAATCAATACTGATCTCAAGAAATCGCTAGACGCCAAGGTCGCCAACCAGACGATAAATCAGACCGCTGTGAAGGCGGTGAGTAAGAAAACTAGCAAGACGAAGCAAGCTGCGACCAAGATCGATACGTTCATAGATCACAACGTTCCGGCTGACCGCACTGTGTCCGAAGAGAGCGCAAAGGCACTCTGGATGCTCGTCACTGAAATCGAACCAATGATCGACTCCAACGAAGGAGAAGCAAAATGAATTTTACGAAGGTTATCCTCTGTGGTCTGATGGCATCTTCACTAGTTGGTTGCGCCTACAACCAACCGAAGGACTCCGGGAAGATTGACGTAAACGTGACGGCGACCAAGGTGGAGCTGTCAGAGATTAGCTCGGAACTGCTGAACAAGTGTGAGAAGCCCCAGAAGATCAGCGAGACCGTTCCCGGAATCAAATCCGGGAAGGTACTTGAGAAGGACGTGATCGCGGCCCTCGTGCGCTCGTACACCAACGAGGTGAACTGCTACCTCGTAAAGGAAGAGGCTCTTCGCGTACAGTCGAAGATGCGAGACGAAGTCAACAAGGCAAACGGAAATGTCAACTAACTCCAGCATCGAGGCTCTGACTCGGCGCGAGGTGAACGACTTGATGGAGCACTGTCGAAAGATCGTGGTCAAGGACCAAGATACCGCAGACGCTCTTGAGACGTCCGAGAGCATGATCGAGGCGACGAGGTACCTTGAAGTCTACTACAAGGTGGACAAGTACCCGTACCACGATATCGTGCGCTCTGCAATCACCAGCATCCTCACGGATGCCACTGCCACCGGAACCGAGGTGTCGGCGGAGCAAGTCAGAAGCATCATCTCAAACGACCAGAACTTGGATACTGCATCCAAGAGCGAGTCCATCCAGATCACGTACTCCCTGCAGTTCCCGTCTGGAAGCATCACTATCGACGTCGTAGACAAGAACGTTGAGAACATCCGTCAGTATTACCTCGATAACTACGTCGATCGGAACTCGTACTACCGCAGCCTGCAGCAGCTTGGCATCCCGGCTTGGAAGAGCCGTCTTGCCGAGGACTTCGAGATCATCCAAGAGCCTAGCGTCATTGGCAACGCGTTACTGAGGTCTTTCGGTCCAGCCTACTCCAAATCGAGAAAGTACTTCACAACGGTCATGTACACTAAGGCGTTCGCCAAGGACATGGTCGGTACCGTCAACTACGAAACGGTGAACTACTACAAGGCTTACTGCAAGATTACGATCTGTCTGATGACGATCGTCGATCTGCTGAACAACCGGCTCCAGTTCCCGCTAGACATCAGCTACATCGACGAGTACTCGATGAACCAGCTGCTGTACTCCTTCGGCTTCACGGAATTCACCAAGTTCCCTCTGTACTACCGCAAGGCTATCGCGCTGAAAATCAACACTCTGATTCGCCACAAGGGCACCGATCAGGTGTTCATCGACATCTTGGACATCTTCGACTTCCAAGGCGTCAATATCATCAAGTACTACCTAACCAAGCACGAGACGTCAAACGAGAAGAAGACGTTAGACGCGATCGAGGTAGCGCCGAAGTTCGTCGGGCACAGCGTTCGTATCAACTCTCTGCAGGAAGCCATCAAACGCGAATCGACGCGTGAGTACGGCTTCGACAATATGGTTCAAAACGATCCGTATTGGGAGGCTTCGAAAGAAGAAGTCACTGCGCAGCATTTCGATTTCCTTCCGACGAAGTACTTTTCCATCGAGGGCGACTTCCAGATGTGGAAGGAGGTGATGAACATCTCCTACTTCGTCAGCATGATTCGGAAGCTTAAACGAGATCACTCGCTCCGGGCACATCTCTCGCTGCACGCTTCGGAGATCTCCAAGGGCGAGGTGTTCATCGACGAGCTGATCCTGGCTGCGCAGATTCTCGTTTGCGATTTCTACAAGATCGAAGATATCATCCATTTCGATCAAGAGTCGGTCTACAAGATCTACTCCTTCAACGACAAAGATGATAGCCCGTTGAACACCAGCCTCTTCGGGCAGGACGTTCTGACGAAGAACTCGTATGCTAACACCTCATACGTCCTCGAAACGGTGTCCGACTACCCGACGATCGAGCGAGACGAACTCTTCACGATCTACAATCACGACATCCAAGTCTACAATAACTTCCTAGCGTTCCAGAAGATCCGAGACGCTAGCGGCGCTATTGTCATGACGTACCAGAACTTCAAGAAGTACAAGGCTCTCTACGAGTCGAAGTTTCTGGCAAACTACAACCTGAGCGAGTACAGAGGGTTCTCCAAGTACAGCGAATACCTCCAGTTCAAATGCAACGCAGACCTCTACAGCTACGTCGATGAGGCGATGTTGACGGACGATCAGGACATTAAGCGGCAAAAGATTACCTACATCCTCTCCGCTCTGAAGGAATATGCTTACACGCTGAACATTCCTTTCGACAGGATGATGTCCGACCTGATCATCGAGTACATCATGAAGACGGTCAATGTCTTTAAGGCATACACCGTCACCATGAAGGACTTCCGGATCATCTACCGCTGGGACGAGGGGAACTTCCTGCACCTCTTCGACAGCGAGACGAAGCATGCGAAGTTCGTCTGGGATAGTCACGTTCGCAATAAAAACCCTCAGAAAATCATCCTCAGCATGGGGACGGTGACGAACAGCACCTACCAAGAACCGCTTCCTAACGACATGCTTTTCAGTGACAGCGTCAATCGCTTTCAGAAGAAAGACGTGTATGCTGACAGATATCGGTACAAGGAGAGGTACACTTTCCACGGGTTCTTCAACTGGAGAGACAGACTCCTCTACAGAGACAAATCGACGTTCAAGGGGAGATTCTCTTGGAGCGATCTGCTGAACTTTGGAGACAATCTCTTCGAACGAGCAAAGTACTCCCTCAGCGACAAGCAGAAGTTCAAGGACCGGATCAACTACGACACGGCTCCCGGAGTGGACTACTGGTACCGTGACAGATGCAAGCTAGTTGATGTCAGCGTGCAGAAGTCAAAATTCGCCAACAAAGACACGGCCAACTTTGGGGACAACTCCATGTGGAATGTGCGCTATAAGGTGAATGAGGCCACAAAGCTTCATGACTTCTCGATGTTTGCGTCCAGAATCAAGAAGTCCGACAAGGGCAACCTCCACGACGGGTACTACATGTGGTTCCCTCTGATGGTGATGCCGGTCAGCGACTCGATGATAGCTAATGACACCGTGCGGTCGATGGCGGCTCGCAGGTCTATCGTTCAGCAAAGACACCACTTCGCCGACAGGCTTTCTCCGGGTGTCTCCTCCCAGACGAGAGTCGATCACACTTTCTCGTTCAAAGCCGACTCCACCGTCTTGAAGACGCTGCTCCCTTCAGCAGATACTTTGAGCTTCGGAGACTCGCAGCTACAGCGGCAGAAATCCTCCGCCAAAGATCGTATGCGGGCTTTCGATCGTCTTGATCTTGAGCTAGTGCCTGGATCTACTGCAGCCTGCGGAATCCTGAAGGATACGATGTCCTTCAAGAACGACAAAGCTGTCAGAACGAGTAAGATGAACCCGGTGGAAACTGTTCTCTTCGGCGACAACCAGTCCTTCGGTACCAGAAGAAATGCGGCTGATAAATTTCATGCTCTAGACAGAATCTTTATCAGCTTCTCAGAAGCAAAACACCTGACCATGTCATCCCAGCCTCAAAAGCTGACCGACGCGACCAAGTCAAGAGGCAATAAAACGCTGGAGGAAACGGTATCCTTTAGCGAAAACTTGACAGGAAAGTCGTCCGTGGCCAACCATGATCGGAGAGCCATTTTCGATCGTTTCGTCATAACTGTGCACCAATAACAGGTGTTTAGTTACCTTCCAATTCTGTCTCAGGAAAAAGAAATCATGAGCGATATCAAGTATCTCAACTTCGAAGAGCAGCTGCTTTTCAAAGACAACAAGGTCGATGGCCGTTCCGAACCCCGCCTCGGCGGCTTCGTCGTGGTCAAGGACGCCGAGTCCGGCAAGATCCTGATGGCCAAGAAGAACCTCGTCGTCCGTCGCGGTCGCGAGATGACCCTGCGCCAGATCTTCCGCATCCCCGGCTCCGTCACCGGCGAAACCGAAGCAACCCTGAAGGACAAGAGCATCCTCCTGTTCGGCATTGGCTCTGGCGGCGCACCGAACAACGATCCGTTCAACCCGTTCGCTCCGACCCCGGCTGACACCGACCTCAGCGCGGCCTTCCCCTTCCGCGTGAGCTCCGCTGCCAGCCCCATCCCGACCGCAGAAGCTGGTCTGTTCACCGACAGCCGCGCTGGCACTGGCGGCACGACCGAGTGGTACAAGAAGACCTTCACCAACGGCCACGGCGAGATCACTGTCAACCCGGCGACCGACGAGACCTTCGTGAAGCTGGCCCTCCAGATCACCAAGGATGACTCTCGCGACCGCTTCGTGAACGAGTTGGCCCTGTACTGGGCGAAGTACAACGCCTCCGGTGCCGACCAGAACGCCAAGTACTCCGAGTACACGATGTTCTCCCGCATCACCTTCCTTACCGAGCCGCTGCCTTCGAACACGAACAAAGCCTTGGACATAGACTATTACGTTTACCTGTAAGACGTGCGGGCGTAAGAATTCCTCCTACCGTTTGGTAGGAGGAATTTTTCATGGAGAACCAAATGGCAGTCAGAGAGTTGGTGGAATTCTTCTTGAACGAAGAGCCGAACGATCCAAAGAGAAAAGAACTCGAACCCGGTCTCACGAGAGATGAGGCAATCAAGAAATTCCCTTGGAGGCCGTCTATGGGCGACTGCCGGGGGTTTAGCTATGACGAGAAGACCGGCATAGCCACATGGATGTAAGAAATCCCCTATCCTTCCGGATAGGGGCTTCTTCTTACCACCACTTCCAGCGGCGGTAGATTGCTCTGAGCCTGATGAAGTAGACGGACGACGCGATGAGGATGACTCCGTAGACTTTGTCCAAGTGAGGAATGTCGAAGAAAATTCCGACACACCCCAAGATGAAGTAGACAACTGGAATCAGCTCGTATACTGGTCTTGGCAGAAACATGACGGATCCTTTCGTCAGATCTCATTCTTCCTGCGACGATACTCACGTCGCATTTGAATGATGTGGATTGCAGACAACATGAGGAGCCCGCCGCAGATCTTGGCGACCGCCCCGCTAGTTGATATCCCGGCAAAGCTCATGACTAGGTAAATGTACGGCAAGAGCTCGTACAACCACTTTGGGAGATGCATCAGATTGCCTCCATGAAGTCTTCAAGGTCGAACTTCTCGGTCTTCACGGACAGCGAGTGGAAAGCCTTGAGGGAAGCGTTCAGCAGCGCGGAGCCGATGTTCGCCGACGTCAGGCCGATGTTCTTAATTCCGAGCTTGCCTAGCATCTCACCGGCGCACTTGTTGCAAATCTTCGGATTTTGACAGAAGAACGGGGTACGCATCTTCACCGTCTTGCCGAGGTACTTCGACTTGTTGTCTCGGTCCAGAAGGACCAGCTTGTCTCCCTCCGCCACGTAGCGGAAGAGATAGTCTCCGTAGTTCTTGTCGTCCAAATCGACCTTGATCGTATAAGGAGTCTTACAGTCAGTGCCCGGAGCATCGGCGACGACGGACTGGAAACCGGCGTAGAACTGCTTGACCTTGTAGCCACCCTGACGGGTGTCGATGGCACGACCAAGGGAACCCTGGACTGCGATGTCGCCTGCGATTCCGACTTCGTCCTTCGATACGCCTTCAACCAGAGAGGAGGTCGCGATGGAGTACTGGGTGGGATCGTCTGACTTCGCCACCACCCCACGGGCGACTGCGGTGATCTTGTAGTTGCCAGAGAAGGAGCCGTTCACACCGGAGTCGAAGATGATCTTCCCGGAGGAGCCCTTCTCGTCGAGGATCTTCGACGCCTGAGACAAGATCTTCGGCTCAATCACGTTGTTGTAAGCAACAACGTCGTTTCGGTCGATGATGTCCTTGTGCTCCTTGAACACGTCAGCGCGGATCTTCTTAATCTCCTTGGTGGGAGACATAGACAGGATGTCCATAGAGGGGTTGACGTACGGCACCATCGTGAACCCGAGCCAGTTCAGGTTATCGATGAACTGGTTCATGGCTTGGTACGTGATCTTCTCGTCGATAAACAGCTGGGACATCTCGGAGTAGATCTTGTCCATGTCCTTGGCTGTCAGCGTGAAGTTCTTGTACGTGATCAGCCCCTTGATATCGACATCGTACCGGAACTGCTGGTGGCTGCCTTGGGAACCGATCACATCTTTGGCCAAATCTCGGATCTTTTGCTCTCTGTCGGTAACGACAGCCTGCATGTCCTTAACGTTGTAAAGGGCCAGATTTACGATGAAGCGACCGAAGGTGGTCTCCTTACCGTAGAGCTCCCCGGCGTTCTTGAACTTGCAGAACTCCGAGTCGGCCTCCTTGAGCATCTTCTCGTCCAGCACCAGCTTGGTGTTCGGAGGGATGTAAGACGAAGACTCTTCGTTGAACACGACGTGCAATAGCTGCCGAGTGATATTTGCACCTTTGATCTCGAAGATCTTCTTCATAAACTCTTCTTGAGCCATCTTGATTCCTTTGGAAATATCTATGCAGCTGTTCAAAGAAAGAAAAAAAAAGGATTCCGTCATGATGACGGAATCCTTCTGGTTAGGATTTGTTTTTGCCATTAAAACGCATCACAACTCGGCTGGTAGAGCAGGGAAAGACCCCTGCCCTTCCGTTCGGCTTGTGTTTCGCAGGCTGGTTGATCTTGAGTGTATTACCGGAATTGGTGCGAGATCTCTGAAAGTTCTCGTGAGATGAGCTTTCGATAGCTTGCGTGATCCCAGTAATCATATCGCCGAGATTCATAGAATGCTCATTATAGTAGTTGGAAGATCACTATAATGATATATCCATGTCGCTTCCTCAGATTCAGTTTCCGCCCTTGATCTCTTCGATCTTGTTGTTCAGACCCTGACGCATAGTGAGACCCCCGGTGATCAAGTTCGACTTCAGACCGGCTCCGACGAGGAAGACGTCCAGAGTGTTGAGCGCCTGACCTTGGTGTATCACGCTCGGCTTGTACCCTTCGGAAGAGAGAGTGACGGTACCGAGAGCGGAGATCTCCGCCTGCGCTTGGAACTTATGGTTCTTGTTGTCAGCGCGAGCTCCAAGGATTTCTTTGAGGATGTAGTTGTCGTTGTCCTCGCCGAGGTACCTGTTGATGTTGCTCAGGGCAGACGAGAAGTCGTCCTTGGCGTTGTTCGTCGCAGCGAGCAGTGCGAGAGTGTCGGCGTCGGTGAGACGGCCAGTCTTCTCACGCTCGTTCAAAGAGCCGGTCAGCTTCGAGCGCGAACCGGCCTTCATGATGTCGATGTTGGAGCGGTTCTTCTTCGACAGGATCTGCTGCATGCGCTTAAGATGAACGTACATGACGGGCACCCGGAACTTGGAGCGAATCGGCTTACCGTCCGGGCTCAGGTGGCGAACGTAGACGTACTCCTCCAGAGGAACCTTCAGGTACTTCGCCGCGTCTTGGATGGAGTCCATCGACACCTTCTTCTCGGCGTAGAGGTCAACCTCCACGTAGAAGTTGTTGTTGTCGTCGGAGGCCATCTTCTTGAAGTATGTCTCGAACTGCGCGTCGCTCATGGACGCGAATAGTTGCTTGTATTTTTCTGCGTTCCTGCCAGTCGGTTCGAGGAGCTTCATCGTCGTGATGACCTTCTCCTCAACCGCCTTGCGTTTGGCTCTGCTGATTGCCATGTTGACTCCTTACTTGTCGCCGTCCTTCTGCTGTCTGCACGGAGGTTTCGGCTTGTCTTCCCGGCGAGGCACGTTGACCTCTCGATTGGAGACGAAGCCGCAGCACTCCTCATCCATCTTCTTAGCTTCGTCTTTCATGCTTTCCTCAGATGTTGAGCAGTCGCGCAACGTGGGCGCGGACGCTGTTGTCTCGGTTGGCCGTATCGATGACGTCGATCTTGTCGTCGCTACCGAACTGCACCACCTTGCTGATGAGATCTTTGATCGGATCCACGAAGCTCATGTCCACGAGGCGACCGCTCTCGACTGCCAGCTTGATCTCTCCCTCGACAGCTTCGATCCCTTTGAGCTGGGAGGCAAGAGTCTTCTTGACCTTCGGGTCGTCGGTGGAGTTCATCTCGTCCTGAATCCGGACTCGCATGTTGCGGACTCGCGTCACGATCTGCGGGTGGACATCTCTCGTCGTGCCGTAGAAGTGCCCGATGGAGATGGCTCCGGTGACGGCGGCGTCTGCGTAGCGAGCAGTAGATTCTTTGAAGAACGCGCTGGAGCTCCCGACCGTGGTGATCTTCAGGACCATCTCGGACATCTCCGCGCCGTAACCGTGTACCGCAGCAAAGTCGTCTGCGAACTTCTCATTGGCGTACATGTCGCCGAACTCGATGAACTCGTCGGCTGCAGTCAGGAACGGGAAGAACACGGCGAACACGCCGTCGTAGACCTTGTGGCGCACCAGATTGAGGATGTACCTCACGTCGTGGTAGAGCTTGTACAGCGCGTAGAACTTGCCCACGAACTGAGCCCCGTCCGAGTTCATCAAGTCGGTGACGGCGACCACGCAGGACTGGTATCCCTTGTAGAGCTTCGACAGCACCCCCTTCGCCTCCGGGTCGGTCATCATGCCGAACACCTTCGCAGAGTACTCGTTGTCCATCAGCCTGTCGCTGATGATCATCATGTACTTCCCGAACTCGCGTCCCATGAGGGTCTGCTTGCCCCACTGGTTGATGAATCCGTTCAGAGCAATCTGGAACCTCTGGGCCGTGGTCATCACCTCTTTCGGAGCCGTCTTCACGTACTCGATGACCTCGAAGAACACTTGCAGCTGCTTGAAGAATTTTGCGGTGCGGTACGCATTGACGAACAGGTTCGACGCGTAGAAGTGGTGGCCCACCTCGTGCAGGATGACGCCGAGAGCCTGAGCTCCGTTGTCTGCCATGCGGAGCCAAGGGAGCGGGAAGCGCACGTAGGCATTGTTCAGCTTGTGGCGGAACCTGTAGCCCTCCGGGCCGACGTCCACGGCGTTCAGCTGGTCCAGCACCGTCTGGCTACCGATGGCCGCACCTGCGACCCCCGTGACGAACGGGTTGAATCCTTGCAGGAACTTGTCGGTGATGCCGTCCGTCATGGACAGCGTGAAGGTGTTGAAGTTGAACAGATCGCACAAGATCCCCTCGATCTCGGTCTTCCGACCGTAGATCTCCGGATGACCGGCGCTGACCTTCTTCTTGATGGCGACGTCGCGCATCTCGTCCAGTAGCTTCTCGCATCTCAGCAGCTTCTTGCTTCTGGCGAAGGCTTTCTCTTGGAGCAGCTGCTCCGTCAGGACTCCGCTCTCGGAGTCCCCCTCGGTAACGAATAGCATCGTCTATCTTCCTCTCTCACCTACATTTGTGTAAAACGATCATGTACACCAAGTAGGAAAACAGGACGTTCCGGTACTGCATCTTGGTGGCGGTGCGGTTGGTCTGCACGTACTTGGTGCAGTGCTTCATCAGCATGTCGTCGAGGATCTTCTTCAGCTTCAGCAGGTCCTCGTTGGTGGTGTTGCTCACACTAATCTGGCGCAGAGCCGTAACCGCGAAGTCCTTGGAGCACACCCTCTCGAAGATGGTGGGATCCCCCTCCCCGACGACGTTGAACAGCAGCTTCATCATCCCGATCACGGTGTCCGGGGACTCCTTGGTGCGGATCTCGTTGAGCGTCTGGTAGACGGTGGTGAAGGGCAGCTGGTTTCGCTCGCTGACGATCCGGACGAGACCCATGTTGACCTTCTGGCTGACGAAGTCGTGGGTGACTCCGTCTGCGAGAGAGTGGATCGTGTCGGAGAGATTCCCCTTGTCCACCACGTCTCCCTCGTCGTCGAATGACTTCTCGGTGTTAAGATAGTTCTTCTCGTCTCGGTTCCGGTAGAACTCTTCAGCAATGGCGTTCATGATCTTGCCAATTCTGTTTTCCATTTGCGGCACATAGATGAGATAGACTTCGTCTTCTCCCTTACCGAGCTGCTGCTTGTAGGTGTCGTGGGAGGTCAGAACAGTGTCTTTCACCACGTTGTAGTTGTTCTGGAGCTTCTTGTACTTGAACTTGTCGCTCAAGTTGTTTATCGTATATGCCATGATGTTCGGGTTCGGCTCGAAGGGGAAGGACCTCCGCTGCCTTGAACTGTAGAACTTCATCGCCAGATACATGATCACGAGCTCCTTCTCGGTGTCTTTCTTCTGGAGCATGAGCTCCCTGATGCAGAGGACTGAGAGGATAACGAACGGGGTGTTCAGCAGCTTCCACGACTTCTCGATGATGGACACCTTGGCCAACTCCAGCTCCACCTCCTCCGGCTGGATGTCGGTGAACTGGAAGATGACCTCTTGGTCTTGGTTGCCGAAGATGAGGCGCTTGCCGGGGTTCGAGTCGAAGATGGCGTCGTGATTCTTGTCGAAGTACCTGTGCATGCCAGCGACTGCCGCCTTGAGGCGGGCCGGGTTCGACACGGCGTCCTTGATTCTCTTTCCGAACGCGTTGAGTAGGATGGTTGACATCTCTGGATTCCCAATGGTTAGATGACTAAATAGCTGTTGCATCCATGCGGAACGAAGAAAAAACGAAAGACCATACCCGTCTTGGGTATGGTCTCTTTATGCTGGACTCGCGATGCGGGTCTATCTATGGGTCAAGCTGCGTACAGCTCTTCCTCTAGGGATTTGAGCTTCACGGCTACAAATCCCCTCTTCTTCAGGAGCGGGGCGAGGTCGAGGGTCTCTCCGTCCTTCAGCTTGTCGATGCGGCTGGAGACGTCGATCAGGAACTTCTTGTCGACCAGACAGTACCCATCGAGGTTCCTGGTGGAGAAGTGGTCTCCGACCAGATCCTCAAGTTCTTCGATGCACGTCGGAGCCCTCTCGACGTGCATGCGAGAGAGCTGGCGGATGGAGTCGACGTGCGCGGTGAGACCGCCGGAGTAGACCGGGACGACGTACTGCTTGTCGCGCTGCGCTGCGAACATGCCCAGACCCTTCAGCGTGTCGATCGGCTCGACGCTCTGGAACGGGACGGTGGTGACGGTCCCGTCGGGGTTGACGATCGACACCATCAGCAGGTAGCTGGCGAACATTCCCCATCCCATCTTCACGTTGCGGATCAGGTACTTGTTCTTCTCAAGCCCGACCCTGGTCTCGTGGTTGGTCCTTGAAATGGAGACGCGGACGGGGATGCCGACGTCGCCCTTGTTGTCACCCTCGATGACCTCGACGAAGCCGGTGCGGTAGAGCTGCTTCTCCACGGTCAGGGCGTCCTCCCAGCAGCGTTCCTTGACGCTATTCGGCGTCGGAGTTGACTTGTTGCTGAGCTTCTGGTCGAAGCCGATCGTCGAGATGCTGCGCTCGTTGAACTCCTGAACGAAGTCCATAACCAGCTTGACAGACTTGGACGACATCGCGTAGCCCTTGATGATGTCAGCTAGCTCGTCGGAACTGACGTTCTGGCGAAAGTTACCGGCGTTGACGGAGTTGTAGACCGTCAGAGAGTTGGATTGAATACGATGGATACGCATGACAATCTTCCTTATGTAAATGGGCGACATTGCCCTATTGAATAATATACTCCCGAAAGAGCTTTTTAAGTAGAGACGAACCTGAGCTCATCTCTACTTTTTTAGTTACTGCGGTGTATCTCGTGTCACTGGAACCGGAGCTGCCATTCCTTCAGACCCTGCAAGCCGTAGGAACCGGGGATGTTCCCCACGACCTCGTAGACGTAGTTGCCATCGGAGTCGGTGCCGAAGGCCACTCTGTCGGTGGGGCTGGACTCGATCAAAGAAGCCGCCTCGGCGACGAGCTCCTTGAACTGAGGTGTGAAGATGTTCTTGATGTTGATGCCGGATGCGATTGTCATTTCTTTCTCCTGATGGAAGATAAGACCGCGACGCGGTCGCTATCTATGAGTTCGAGAAGAAAAAAGAACGAGGGAGGAGCCGGTCTCCCGGCCCCGTCCTCGTCTCTGTATCGGCTTACTTCTTGGAGCGGTTCAGGAACCAACCCAGAGTAGCGCCAGAGTCCTTCTTGGCGGATGCCTTGGCTGCGACCAGCTCGACCGGGGCCTTGTCGGCTTCCGGCTTGTCGGCCTTCTTGGATTTCTTGCTCTCAGCCTTCTTCTCGGCCTTCAGGATCTTCTTGGACATCTCGACGTCTTCGGGGGTGAAGACGACCTTGACGCCGGGGATCTTGGCCAGCTTGGCGGCGTACTTCTCGGCAGCCTCGACGCGGTCCTCGCGGGTCTTGGCAGTCTTGACCTTCTGGCGGGCGGCTTCGGCCTTGGAAGCCTTGGCCTTAACCTCGTCCTCGGCCTTCAGACGCATCACCTTCTTCTCGGCGGGCTTCTTGGTCTCGGTCGTAACCTCTTCTGCGATAGGAGCGGTTTCGGCGGCGGGTGCAACGGTCTTCTTGGTGGCGGTGGTCTTCTTCACGGTATTCTCCT